GGGCCTCTAGCTCATGTTGGTTAGAGCAGCGGACTCATAATCCGTTGGTGCGGAGTTCGACTCTCCGGGGGCCCACCAACTTATAAAGCATATGACAAATTTTTGGGAATATTTCAATACTGTAGCTGCACCACAGTTATCGTTTAGAAAAAATACATTTAAAAAAATGTTTGAGTATCTGGATCAATATCCAGAACCTGTGGTGATTGTGGAAACTGGATGTACCAGAAAACCGGGTAATTGGGCAGGCGATGGCCAAAGTACAGTGCTATTTGATCAATATGTGTTGTCTAGAAAAGATGGATCTCAAGTACACTCAGTTGATATAGATCCAGAAGCAGTGAGAATTTGCAAAACGTTGGTCAGTGACAATGTATCTGTCAACGTTGGTGACAGTGTTGCATATCTACATAAATTTGCAAGATCAAATAGTCATGTTCATTTGTTTTATCTAGACAGTTTTGATGTAGATTGGAACTATTGGTTTCCATCAGCTGCGCATCATCTTAAAGAATTGGTTGCAATACAACCAATTTTGAAATCAGACACCCTGGTAGTGGTTGATGATTGCATGCTCTCCGGAAATTTGTTACCAACTGAGCCGGCCAATTATCAAGTTATTGGTACTCCACAAGTTGGCGGAAAAGGCAGACTGGTAGCAGAATATGCCAACCAAGTGGGTGCAAAACCCATGTTTTTGGAGTACCAGGTCGGGTGGACTGGATTTTAGCTGTTGTTCTTATACAACAACTGGCATTTGACCAATAATTCCCGTTCTGCTATAATACAGCATAAAGGAGCTAAAAATGCGTATAGTAGATGGTGAAAAACTCAATGAGTTTGAGATTATAATAGTACAAGAGTACATGGCCAAACATCATCCCGATGTGACAGATTACACCATGGCACCCGGCAATGAATGTGTATGGGTGTGGCATGGTCAAATCAACAAATATTTTATTTTCCGCAACGGAAAATTAGTCGATATACAGATTGACTAAAAAATAGTTGTCTGTTATAATACACTATGACAAAAGCAAAAGGAACTAAAATGAGCACTACCACAGAAAACAAAGGCGCTAGTAAATTTGGCAATTTGCTAGGACCCACTGTTAGTTCAGAAGACAGAGATGCCAGAGAAAAACTTATCACTGCTCGTGTGGGTCTTTTGCTCAAAGCTTCGTTTTTTGGCAACTTGTCCACTCGCCTAAAACTGGTCAATGCTGATGAATGGTGCGGTACTGCTGCCACTGATGGCAGAAACTTCTATTACAACAGTCGTTTTATCCGATTGCTTAAACCCAAAGAAGTTGAGTTCTTGTTTGGGCATGAGGTATTGCATTGTGTTTATGACCACTTTGGACGTCGAGGTGATCGAGACCCTCAATTGTACAACATTGCCAGTGACTATTGTGTCAACGCAGACTTAAAAAAACACAAAGTAGGAGAATTCATCACTTCGGTGCCCTGCTTGTATGATGAAAAGTATGAAGGCATGAGCTCAGAAGAAGTCTACGATGCCTTGTATGAGAATGCAGAAAAGATTGACATTGGCAAATTAATCGACAAATTGCTAGATGATCACATGGATGGTGACAGTGATGACGATGGTGACAGTGACAGCAACGGAGACAAGGTTCCGGGCAAAGGCCGTCCTCGACTTACCGAAGAAGAAAAACAGGCCATCCGTGACGAGATCAAAGAAGCAGTGTTGGCAGCGGCCAGTGCCGAAGCCAATGGTGCTGGCAACATTCCTTTAGGTGTGCGCAAGATTATTGAAAATCTTACTGCACCCAAAATGAACTGGCGCGAACTGTTGCGTATGCAATTAGAAAGCACTATCAAATCCGACTACACTTGGATGCGAGCCAGTCGCAAAGGCTGGCACATGGATGCTGTCATGCCGGGCCGCAAGCCTGACGAGCTCATTGACATTGCTATCATGATTGATGCTTCTGGTTCAATTGATGGCCAAATGCTCAAAGACTTTTTGAGTGAGACTGCTGGCATTATGGAACAGTTCAACAGCTATAAGATACACGTGGCAACGTTTGATACCCGAGTGTACAATCCTCAACAATTTGACAGTGAGAATTTGGACAGTATTGCCGACTACGAAGTAGACGGTGGCGGCGGTACAGACTTTGATTGTATGTACGAATATCTTAAAGAAGCAGATATTCAACCCAAGCGTCTGGTGGTATTTACAGATGGCTATCCATTTGGCAGCTGGGGCGATGAGAACTATGCTGACACTGTCTGGGTGTTGCATGGAACAACCACAATTGTTCCACCATGGGGTCAATATGCTTACTATGATGAAGAAAAATGAACGAACGAATTAAACAACTGGCTCTGCAAGCCGGTGGCAGTCATTATCCAGAAGTTAACGCAATGCAGTTAGAAAAGTTTGCCGAGTTGATTGTGCGAGAATGTGTTGACATAGTAGAGAATCAAGGTGCTCACATGCGCTATAATCATCTGGCAGAACAAATACGTACTCATTTTGAAATTAAAAAAAGATGAAACGTTTAATTACAACAGGAAATTACTTATTTTATAGGAACAAATTATGATCACACTTAAACAATGGATGCAACTGATTGATTACCGAATCACCGAAGGCAGTGAGTACTATCTCAATGGTCAAAATCTTTTTTGCCTGACATCATGGAATGGTCAACAGGCTGATGGTGGTTATAGTATGCAAATTGTGTTTGACCAAAAGACACAGGCAGTGTACAGTGTTGAAGCCTGCGACTATCAACGCAATCGTGCATACAGATTGAACAATCTGGACTATGCAGATATTAAATATGATAAAACTGCTTGGGATGACACTGAATGGACGGATCTTGAAGTTGAAGATGATTTTATAGAAAAAGCATCAGCAATCATTACCGGCAAAGACTACGATACTCGTGTGATTGTCACACTTGACTTGCCTGATGATGTGTTGTACAAAATTATGATCATGGCACACGAAGCTGACATGACACTGAATGAGTTTGTAGTTAAAATTCTCTCAGAAGTCATTAACCGGCATAAGAAAGAAGAAATTGTTGAATCAACTGTGCCAACTGCCAACTTCCTAGATTGATTTATCCAAAAAGCCCGCTTACAGGGCTTTTTCTATGACAAAAATATTTTGCACTACACACTAACAAGTAAATATCTACATGGAAGACACAACACAACCCGTCACAATCACAATTGCAGATCTTGATGTACTAAAAAACATTGTAGATCTCGCATCATCACGCGGAGCATTTCGCGGGGCCGAACTTGCAGAAGTTGGAGCAGTTTATAACAAACTCACACAATTTTTAGAAGTAGTAGTAGAACAAGCCAAAGCAGAAGCCGGCATAATCAATCCAGGAGAATAACATGGCATTTATAAAACACGTAGGTAGAATGGGCGATCGCAAGTTATGCGTATTATTTAGACAAGTGCCCGGTGAGGATCACATGTGCTTGATTATTCATCCCGAAGTATTACCAGCACACTGGCAAGATGCCATTCAAAAGGTTATAGAAAGTGACATTGGTCAAACTGCTGATGAGTTGGCCAATGCCATGCATCGTAGCCTGTTGCCAGACGGTCGCCCTATTTTAGAAACATTGCACAATGAACGCATGATTAAAAAAGTACGTACCTCGGATGTTATTATGACACCTACAACCAATTCAAGTATCAGATTGGATGAGCTCAATAAGATGTTGAACGAGATGAAACAAGGTGATGATGCCATCAAACGCATGGCACAAAATGATGCTAGCCGCGGCATGGTCGAACCCGGTGTCAAACGTGCCGCCGAAGCAGCCTACAAAAAAGATCGCGCAGAAAAAGCAGATCCCAACTATGTTGCGCCACCTGTGCTCAAGGCCGGGCAGGAGGGTGCGTTAACTGATCGTGACATTGCAGCCAACATGTTGGCACAGGCCAAGGCCATGGAGATCAATGCCAAGCAGATGGTTGCCGAAGCTGCCCGTATGAAGAAAGATGCTGAACGCATGGATCCCACTGTGAATGCAAAAAATGCTAGAAAAGCACCGCCAGTAGTGGTTGCAGAAACTGCACCTGTTCCCAAAGCCCGACGTTCTAAGGCCAAAGTTGCAGATGCCACAGCTCAATGATGACTTTTTAAGTCAGTGGGAACACATAGTTGCTGGTGTTAATAAAACTGATGTTCCTTTGGAATGTATTAAAAAAATCATTATTAAATTCCACGGGCGCCAGCAACAAACTATCAATTTACACACTCTTAGAAAGCAAGGGCTAGACTATGATGATATCGAAAGTCTGTTGACTAAAACTATCAACGAGCTTGACGACAAAATACGAGACATTGACTTTGTGGTTGACATATCTGCAGTAGCAGCCATGGTGCAACCAGAAACAGATAAACTACTAAAGAAATTATGAAACCTACTATTTTTATATTAGGTGATAGTTGGGGGTGCGGAGAATGGACTATTAATCATAGCATTGAACATCTTGGCCTAGAACAATTTTTTAATGACGATGGATATACCGTGATTAATAAATCAAAGCCAGCAGGATCAAATAACGACTCTATTCTAATATTAGAAAACATATTTCAAACAATGTATAAAGCAGGAGATTATATATTTTTAATATTAACTGAAGCAACTAGAAGTTTTGGCAAGAATTTTAAACATCTTAAAGATGAGCTCAACAAACATAATGGATTGTTTGAATTACAATTGCATGTATTAAACAAAGATTTAGAAAGTTTAAATCGATTAGCTGAACAATACAATGCTACCATTCACTTGATAGGAGGTCTTGCACCAATTCCAGATTCTATCAAACAGTTTAATAATCTTAATAATTTGGTAAAGTCTTGGCCAAAGTTACTTGTCGGCAATGCAACTTGGCCAATGTGGACAAATAAAGAAGAAATATACAAGCAGTACAAAGAGATGGATTTTGATCATTTTGGTTCTTGGGGGCAGTGGACAATAGATGATATATTAATCAATGATTGGTTAAATTTGTCTCGAGCTTTGCCATTTAGCATGGAGTTATCTGAAAAAATTATTAATCAATTATTAAAATTAGACTCTAATAGATTAATAATTGAAAATCATCCTGTATTTCAACCAGATAAAGCACATCCTAATAGAGAAGGACACAAAATTTTATTTAATTATATAAAAGAGAACTTAGAATTATGAATGTAAAACTACTGTCTTACAGCCAGCCTACAGACAAATTTAGAAATATGGGCCTACAAGATGCACAAGAACTCATTGCGTACTGTGCCCGTGTCAGCAATCCTAGCAATCAACTCAATACAGAAACCAGTGAAAAACTAATTAAGTATCTAGTCAAACACCAACATTGGTCACCACTTGAAATGGTTTCGGCTTGTATTGAAATTACAACCACAAGAGATATTGCTCGACAAATTCTTCGACATAGAAGTTTCAGCTTCCAAGAGTTCAGCCAACGCTATGCTGATCCAACAAAAGATCTCAATTTTGTTACAAGAGAAGCAAGACTGCAGGATCCTAAGAACAGACAGAACAGTGTTGCTGTGGATGATCAACTGTTACAAAATGAATGGTACAGAGCTCAACAACGAGTTATCTATGCTGCAACACGCGAATACGAATGGGCCATTGCCAATGGCATAGCCAAAGAACAAGCTCGGGCCGTGTTACCCGAAGGTCTGATCGAAAGTAGACTGTACATGAATGGTACATTGCGTAGTTGGATACACTTTATAGAATTACGCAGTGCCAACGGAACGCAACAAGAGCATCAAGAAGTTGCAATTGCCTGTGCCAAAGTCATAGCAGAAATATTTCCAATGGCTACCGAATTAGTTGCGCACATTTGACAAGTGTGCTAAAATGTAATTATGGCACTAACATCTGCAGACGGAAAATGGTCTGAACTATTTCAAGAACCATACACAAAGATTGTCAACGACAAACCTGTAAAATTTAGTGATGTCCAGGTACATTCATTTACAATGGGCGATGTAGAGGATCCAGATTTATATGCTGGACAACCATTGATAGAGTGGCAAGAAAGTGAAGCAGGAGCCTGGGTCATGGCGCATGCAGAAGATAAACCTTACTGGGTCAGACGACCAGATCTTTACAACTATGGATTTAAATATTATATATTTGCAAGATTAACAGAGTCTGATCAGGTATATTGGCAATTACGATGGGGCAATAAATGCAGTTAACTCAATTATCCATTGACTCACTTATGTTACCGCATGAACCGGATCGTCACTGGTATTTTGAAAAAGATTACAATAAAGATATATTATTGATAACTGCAGGTGATAGTTGGACATGGGGCGATAGCCTTGGCGGTACCAATAGATATTATGACAACGTTGAACACAGAACCAATCACATTTATGGGCATCTACTAGCAAAAAAACTTTCAGCTGATTTTATTAATATTGGGCTACCAGGACTTGATAATATATCGGTAATTAATCATCTGCATAAAGTTCTTTCTGAGTTAACTAAAACATACAAACAAATTTATTTGGTAGTTACGCTGACTGAGTCTGGCAGAGAATTAACTAACACTTTTTTAGATTATGAATCTTTATACACTGATGTATTAGCCGGCGACACCTGGCCAAGGTTCAATGACATTGTCAATGGCACATATAATGAGTCTGACATGTCTTTTGCAATAAATGAATTATCTACGGAAAATTTAGAATTTACTCATATATTACAATTGTATTTAAAAATAAAATTTGCCACCAGTGTGTTGGAACTACTAGAACTGGTTGAACAATACTCCGTCACTGCACTAAATTCTGTTCTCAACAAATTTAGTAAACTAAATTTAAACTGTTATGTAGGTAGGAATTTTACTAGTTTTTTTAACAATAACAAACAGTTACAGTCTGGTAATTATGTTACTCAACGCTGGGTTGACGTTATTGCAGATCACGGAAATTTAACTAAATATCCAGATCCATTATACTTAATGAGTGGCATAGCTATAGATCCAGTTACTAAATTTATCAAGCATCTACAAATTCAAAATAGTAAACTACAGTTGCTCGAGCTAATAGAACAATCACTCGAAGCGGTTAACTGGTTGACAAATTCCCCATTTAATAGTCCGCATGCTACCAAGCATCCATTGGAACAAGGGCATGAATGGTGGAGCAATTACCTATACGGAGAAATAACCAAATGAATATATTAGTGACAGGTGGGTGTGGTCTTATTGGTCATAATGTAGTAAATCTACTAGAAAAATTAGATCATTCAGTATCAATAATTGACAATAAAACAAACTACGGGCTTGTTCCGCAAGATGAGTTAGATTATCTTATGGGCGAAAGGCTAAAAAAAGTTAATAGCCCGATTTACAGTGCATCCATTGAATCTGCAGAAACTGTGGATTACGTAATAGGTAAACACAGACCGGAAATTGTTATACACATGGCCAGTTTTCCGCGACAAAAAGTTGTCAATGCTGATCCTGCATGGGGCAGCCGAGTCATGATGGAAGGACTTATTAACATACTTGAAAGTGCTCGAAAACACCATGTGCGTAAAGTATTGTACATTTCTAGCTCAATGGTCTACGGGGACTTCTTGGATGATGTAACAGAAAACGCTGTATGCAATCCAATTGGTCAATATGGAATTATGAAACTATCAGGAGAACACCTTGTCAAAGATTACGCCCGTCGTGGCAGTTTTAATTATACTATTATTCGCCCTAGCGCTGTATACGGACCACTTGACGTTGAAGACCGAGTGGTTGCAAAATTTATGCTCAGAGCTATGCGCGGAGAAACTCTTTATGTAAACGGCTCCAACGAAACCTTGGACTTTACCTACGTAGATGATGCAGCCGCAGGCATTGTTGAAGCAGCCGTGAGTAATAATACTGATAATAAAATATATAATATTACCAAGAGTCATAGTGTTAGTTTGAGCCAAGCTGCCAAAATGATTGTTGATATTGTAGGGTCTGGCACCATTGAACTAAGAGACAAGGATGCAGATTTTCCAAGTCGTGGTGCATTAAATATTGATGCGGCACGCAATGACTTTGGATTTGACCCCAAAGTAGATGTCAAAGAAGGATTTGAAAATTACTACACCTGGATTAAAAATTCCCTTTACTGGGCTCCAAAAGCAATACAACAATCTCAGATCTGAAATCCTCAATGCTATAGATACTGTTCTGAGGTCTGGACAGTTGATGAATGGCAACTACACGGTTGAATTTGAATCTTGGTTGGCAAAAAAAAATAATACCAAGTATGCTATAACTTGTCACAGTGGCACTCAGGCTTTGGAAATCATAGCCGAGTATTGCATCAAAAATTACTTGTCTAGTAATAACTCGGCTACAGTACTGTTACCTACTCTTACCTATCAGGCCACTGCCAATGCTTTTCTACGGGCTGGTTGGAATATAGAATTCTCAGACGTTGACCGTAATGGGTTAGCTAACTATTCAAACATCTCCAAAAACAAGGTGTATGATGCCACAGTACTAGTAGGACTATACGGTGCAATTCCTCATTATACATTGACCAATAAAGTATCCACAGGACTGTTGTTGGAAGATGGTGCTCAACATTGGCTATCTACAAGAAAAATGTCAATTGCCAATGCTATGGCCATTAGTTTTGATCCAATGAAAAATTTGTCTAACTATGGCAATGGCGGTGCAGTGCTTACTCCAGATCTCAAACTGGCAGAATTTGCTCGGGCTTGGAGAGACAATGGTAAACCCGGAAATGTTGAAACAGGAACTAATAGCCGCATGAGTGAAATAGACTGTGCTACCATGCTGGTTAAAACAAAGTACATTGACCAGTGGCAACATCAACGAGAAAAGATAGTCGATCATTGGTGCGATCGACTAAAAGATCACAATCATATTAGATGTTTAGTCAATGATCAAACTCGCTCAGGACATTGCTTTCACAAGTTTGTTATAGAAGTAGACAACGCAGATATAGTGCAACGTAAAATTGCCTTAAAAAATATAGAAACTAAAATACACTATCGTAACCCATTGCACGAACTGCCTGCGTATCAACAGTTTGTTGGGCCCGATATGACAAGTGTAGCAACCATGCTCAGTCGGCGTGTGCTTTCTCTTCCACTGTATCCTGAGCTTACAGATTTAGAAATAGAATACATCATTGATCAGTTGTTAGATTCCGTTTAACAAACGCATAGCTGGCCAGCCAAGCCCAGTCATAGCTTTTTTTGAGCTCGGCAAAATCCCCGTTTACTAATTCATAAAACTCCACTGCATCTTGTGCACCTTTATGGCTCCAATGTCCATTGGCAATAGTACCAGAGTCTTCTTTTAACCAACATTTAAGTCTATATTCATTTTCTACGTTGGGCAAACTGTGTCGAAGTTTAAGTGCTTCACGAAATGCAGTTCTCCAACACACCCATGCACTTTCACAATAATAAGCAGTGCCAGACATAACAGGCACAACTTCATGTGCTGAGTCTAGCGTGAAGTCCAATCCGACACCAGAGTTGTTTAACACTAGTTTTTTATTATAAGCAATCATTGCTTGATGTCCGTACACCAGGCCATTCACAGGATTGGCTGCATAAAAAATATAGTGCTTGGGTTCTTGTAATCTATCTGGTTGCCAGGACCAGTCAAAGATAGATTCTACCTGTAGTTTAGCAAACACTGCAAAAAACCAAGGTGTGTTACTGGCTGCGGCTGCTGCATGATAAGCTGCCACACGGCCGTTGACACCATTTATACGAGTAATTCTGTTGAGTTGGCTGCATGTGTCAAAGAGATGAAGCCAGTTATCTTCAGCCATGGGCTCACCGTTGCTGATAAACACAATATCTAACGGATTGTCTTTTCCAACAGTTCGATGTGTTTTGTTTATGACTGGATAATCGTACAATTGTGTTTTTAAATGATTTTTAGCATCTCTTGGCACCAGCACTCGAGATGCTCCTGGAGTCAACGGTGTTACATCACGCACAGACTGCCGCCAAAGATTAACTGTAGGAACACCCCCACGATAATTATCAACAGTAAATTCCACCACTGGATCTTGAAAGTCATATTCCCAAACTGCTTGTACATGAGTGTCATGCGTGTGTTGTACCACAGGTACAGGGCGGCGTGGAACTTGAATATCTTCTACAAAGTGAATGGTATTGAACCATTCTAACAACACTAAATTCTCAGTTCCTTTAAGAAAGCTAGGCACATGTATGTAAAACGTGTCTCCAAATTTTTGTTCGTTGCTGTGAAATACATGCAACATTGCGGCCTGCCATTCACTGGGATGCCAGGTAAAATCAAAATCAGAATAATCACATACACTGCTAACTATCCAAACATACTCATCTTTCACTGTTGACAACACACGCTTAAGAGTTCCTAGATAGTCATTTATAAATCTACTAGATCTATCAACAGTACAGTTTAATCCATTGCCGTGGTCAATTCCTATGATAGGTACACTTTTTACACGAGGTATTTTATTATGTTTTCTGTTGACTTCACTGCTGTGTTGTTTAGGCACAAGATAAGTACCGCCATTTTCTTGATGTTGACTGGGCCATACATGTGTTTGATCTTTTTCCCATGATACTGGCTCCCAAAGAAAATCAAAGCCTGAGTAGTCCGATAAGTAATTTATCCACCAAAAATATCTTGTACCACTCAGAGTTATTGCATGCTCGATATCAGTGGCTGACTGCTCATGAGGAAATAAATTGGGCTTGATTCCGGAATAAAATACGTCAAACATAATGATTAGAATAGATGAAATTTACAACAATACAATTTGGCCTTGGCTAAAGAAAAATAAGCCTGGTACTAGATTATTTTTTTGTGACCCTCCTGGTAGTGCCAATCCAGACAGTCTATTTAATCTTGGGGTTGTTAGCATTGTAGAAAATGACTATGTATTTTTGCATGATCAAGAACCTGTGCATTTAGATTTACACAACTCTTTATTTCAAAAAGTTTTGATTCGAAATCGTGATATAACTCCAGAACCAATTGGACACATAATTGTCAGTGAACAAGGTGAATTTGTCGAGAAACTGTGTGCAACTTATGGATGGAGTAGTCATTATTATTTTTATCATGGGTGGGCTTGTAAAGATTGGTTCAGGGGGTATGATAAAACATTCCTAATACCACGTGCTCGTGATCGTGCACCAACAAAAACTTTTATAAGTCCCAATCGCATTATTGCCGGAAAACGTGATCATCGTGTGTTGTTTTTGTATAATGTATTCAAATATAATTTAGAAAACAACTGGATATCTGCGCCACGCACATGTGTATACGAAAATATAGATATTTCAGTAGTAGCTAAAAAGTATAATAACATATATCCTGACATAGAGCAAATGTTTCGGACAGCAGACTTACCTAAACTATTTCCGGGGGAAGAAACCCAACAAATGACCAGTTGTTGGTTGACTAACTTTGATGAGGCAGCAGATAGTTTGGTGTATGTACCAACAGAAACAGTGTATTTTGGTCAACGATTGCATATAACAGAAAAAACATTCAAGGCTATTGCACTAGAAATGCCGTTTGTGTTAGTAGCACCTGCACATAGTTTACGCTATATGAGAAGTTACGGGTTTCAAACTTTTCAAGGAATTTTTGACGAAAGCTATGATGAAGAAACCAACGATATTAAGAGAATTGAAAAAGTTACACAATTACTTAAAGATTTAAACAGTCTATCTATTAAAGAACGACAACAAATACATCGTGCTTGTGTGCCAATAGTGGAACATAACTTTGAACATTTTTATGGCACAGGATTTGAAAACATATTATGGAAAGAGTTAATGGAGATGTTTAATGAGTTTACAGTTTAATTTTGTAGCTGATCGTATTCTTAACGACAAAATAAAACACACATTACAACAAATACAACAAGATCCACACGGCGTGTTTCTGCGCTGCTGTGATGACATACTGCACACCTGGCAGTTATATCAATCCACAAAACTGGACAGATTAAATACTTTACTACGGAACTTACATGAACAAAATTAACTCCTACACCAGCTGGCAACCTCTTGAAGAGGTCATTGTAGGTCGCGCCTACCCACCCGATTACTTTGATTTTATTGACAATCCGCAAGTGCGTAATCAACTGCAACAGATTCTCCACGAAACTGAAGAGGATCTCGACGGCCTGCAAAAAACCATTGAGAAGTATGGGGCTCAAGTACATCGCCCCAGCTTGCCCTGGAAAGACGCATTTGTTTGGCGTCAAACTGAAGGAGGAGGAGGTGTTCCGCTGCCGCCACTGACGCCACGAGATTGGCAAATCACCCTGGGTGATAAACTGTTGCGTGTGATCAACGTAGAAGAACTAGATAACATCTGTGCTGAATTTGGCGATCAAGTTGTTAATCCACACAAGAGTCGTTGGGACAAAGACTGTATCCTAAATGGTGCCAGTGCCAGTTGTATTGTGCGTGTGGGGCGCGATGTGTTCTTTGACAACTCAGATTTCTTGCGGCCTGATCAGACTCGTTGGATTGTGGACAACATGCTGGGTGAAGGCTATCGCATTCACGAAGCTGTAACCGACGGACATGGCGATGCTGTGTTTGCTATTCTTAAACCTGGTGTTATATTATCAAGCAAACACGATATGCATTTGCATCTGGCTGAAGACTTTCCGGGTTGGGAAGTCTTAAAAATTTGGGACTCTAGTATATGGGCTGCCATGGAAGTTGGAAAGTTTAAATATGATGCAAATCCGGGTGCTTGGTATGTGCAAGGACAAACTCCTACACCTGAATTTACTCAGTTTGTAGACACTTATCTTAATAAATGGACTGGCTTTGTTGCCGAAACTGTGTTTGATGTCAACTGTCTGGTGCTAGATGAAAGTCATGTCATATTCAGTGCGTACAATAAAAATGTTTTTGATTTTTGCCATCGCCATCATATTGAACCTATCATTTGCGAATTAAGACACAGTTATTTTTGGGATGGCGGAATAAGTTGTTGCACACAGGATCTGCGTCGACGCGGTGGATTAGAAACATACCTATGAAGGCACTGATTTTAGGTTGCAGCCATGCTGCTGGTGCAGAGATGTACCAGGACACTAGCATTACCATAGACAATCCTGGATCATTTGGTTGGTTAAACAGTTATCCTGTTTCAGTAGCTCGACGATTAGGTTATGAGCCAATGAACTATGCCATATCTGGAGGCAGCAATGATGCAATGTTCAGAATTTTTATTGAACAATTAAAAAATTTAACCACCAATGATGTAGTTATAGCCTGCTGGACTGGCTGTTCTCGAACTGAACTATGGCACGATATTGATAAATGTTGGTTACCAATGTCTATGGGCAGGCAGCATTGGACTCGATATAAATCTAGTACCTATGCGTTGTCAGGAGATAATGACGGCGGTAAAATATCTTTTGAAGAGGAATATTTGGCGTATGCTGATGAATGGAATAAATTCCATCTCAACCAGCAAGCAAGCAACCAGAATAAATTAAAAAATATCCTGGCACTAAATGCACTAGCAACACAACACGGAATACGAGTGATCAATATCAACAGCTTTCATCCTGTTGAGTATACTGATAGAGTTAATTGGGCAATTGATACAGATTTTTGTGCTTGGTGTGAGACTAATAAGTATCCGCACACAGACTGGGGTCATTATTTTTTAGCGGCTCACCAGGCTTTTGCAGATCAAGTAGTTGCCTGGCTACAAGTTAACTGCAAACCTTAACGCCGTATAGTTGTTCAAATCGATCTGCATCTGCACGATCATTTACCATGGGTTCTCCACGTATGTTTAGACTTGTGTTTAACAACATAGGACAGCCTGTTGCCTTGTACCAGGCTTCTAGTAGTTGTCTAATTCCAGACCCGTCTGCAGGTACTGTTTGCACCCTACTAGTGCCGTCCCTATGAACAATAGCAGGAAATATGTGAGGATGCCTACAACGAGCAATCACCTGCATGTATCTACTGTCTAGAAATCCGCGTGGCATATCAAAATACATATCAACATGTTCCTCTAGAATTACAGGCGCAAACGGTCTAAATTGCTGTCGTCTTTTAATATCATTCACACGTTCTTTTATGTCTGGTCCACGAGGGTCTGCCAATAATGATCTATTACCCAGAGCCCTGGGCCCAAATTCAGCACGTCCACTGGCCACACCCACAATTTTATCACGTAGAAGACAATCCACAATGTTGTTGACAGGATAATCACCAGGAATATCTGTGCCCAGATAGGCATTGGGCCAATGTATCTGTTTCCTGTATGCCAGTGCCGCTGCACCCAGACTACTGCCAGCGTCGCCAGGATTAGGCATAATCCAAATATTGTCAAAAAACTTCCCCAAATTACGATTAGCACTACAGTTAAGAGCAACTCCTCCCATATAGACCAAATTGTTAGACCAGTTAAAGTCACTGGCTCTACGCATGACACTGTTGATTAGTCGCTCTGCAATGGCCTGTGCTCCGGCAGCAATATCAAATTCTTCTAGATCCTGCAGATATTTACTGTCAATGCCTGTGTGTAGATTGTCACGGAAGAGTATCTGATCTGAATCTTTTACTAAAGCATGCATGCCAACAGCTTTTGTGGCATCTCCATACGCAGCCATGCCCATCAAAATGTATTCTTCATCCAGTGGTCGCAACCCAACACTGGCGGTGGCCGCCGAATAGAACAGTCCAATTGAATGTGGATAACGTTGTGTCCAGAGCCTCTTATATGTTGCGTGACCATGCTTATTATATTCCGCACCCCAAATTGATATGGTATCTAGTTCGCCAATTGCATCAATTACAACCACTGTGGCCCTGTTATAGGGACTGGATTGGAATCCTGCGGCGGCGTGACTATGATGATGGGACATATATTTTCTAGGGCATTGTAATAGTTGCTGCCGATGAACAGTGTCAGATAGATGTTTACGCAAATACTGATCCAAAGTAAAGTTGCCAAAATCAAATGCTTCTTCATACTGTCCTGAATATAGTTGTTGTAATTTTTTGATCCAAGGGCGTTCATAATAGGCAATCAGATCAGGATTGCCGTGACTTAGTGCATCTGCAACAAGTGAATCATTTATATGGGCATCATTTTTAATCTTACTGTAGCGTTCTGCATGTCCAGCAAATAAAATGGTCCCATTATCAATCAGCGACACTGACGCATCATGAAACCCAGCACTTATACCTAATACTTTCATTTGTAAATAAACGGATCTCTTTTGCGCAATTCTTTTAATTTTTTACGATACCGTATTTCAAGACGCACACGGGCTATTAAATTTTTTAACCAATTCATTGTAATTCCTTTATATTTTTGAACTATGATTGTAACCAGGTGTCAAACATGCAATTTGTTTTTGATAATAGTCAGGGTCACTCCATGTATAATCATAAGTTGCAGACACTCCATTGGCTTCTATCTTGTATATATCTAAATGTTTACTTAACATTGACAAAATTTGTTTGAAATCAGTAGTTCCAAAACTATTTTGTAAATCAACTTGCCCCACTGGATGATATCCATAATTGTATTGTGAGTCTTCTGGATCAAATCCTTGTTTTACTAGCCACTCTTTAAACTTGTCTATTTCTTTTTTGTGCCAATAATGCGTACCGTAAACAACATCCTGGCCCCATTCAATGTCAAATTCTCCAGAATAATAACGTAGATGCGTTATAGCATCACACACAGATTGATCAATGTCTACACCTTGTTCGTCTCTGTAAACCTCATAAAGAGTTTTGCCGATCTGTGTCCAGTGCAAATATACTTCGCCAAATTTTCTATCGTATCTAGTTTCATCAAAGGTTGTTTTATATTCATTTGGAAAATTAATTCGAGCAGCATTCAAAAATGTAGTGATTTGACTAGAGCGTACCCAGTCTGGATTTGTTACTTTTTTACGTTGTGATAATATCAAACTTTCTGCTTCGTGGCATAGAAGATTTAATTGTCTAATAGCAAATTTTGTAGTGTAATCTGCACGTTTATACCAATCACTTAGTTCCCAAACTGTACCTTGTAAATGTTCAAAATGATTGTGCAGTTGATTCATTAGGTCTTGATTAGGATCAAGACCTGTGCGTAATGAGTCAGGAGAAAAAATTTCTTTGATAGTGTATTTGCCTGCAAAAAAACAATTAATGGTATTTTTAGCCCAGGTCAGTTCTTTGCAAATATAATCTAAATCTCGTGAGCTATCTGGAAATCCTAAAAAACAAAAATTCTTTTCTAAATATTTGTTTCGTTTTAGTAAATCTTGCAATGCATGATACCAACGCAGACCCATTGGTGAATCGTTGACTACAATAGTGTAGTCAACTGTGTCTGTTTTATCTAACGGGTTTCTTAATACTACTTTAACTTTCAATTTGCATCCACCATTTAAGTACATCAGACCGGGCACTGAGTATGTCTGTCATTGTTGTTGATTGGGTTCTAATCTGTTCTAATTTTAACACACGAGCTTTACCTTGTGCAATAGCAGATTGATATTCTTCGGGCCATTGTTCTTCAAATGTGGGTCTTGTTTTTAACTGTAGTAGCATACTGCGCATTGTACCAGTTGAATGGTCTACTAGTTCATCTATCCACGGATCCAACAACTTTCTGGGCAATGCCAATGGACTCATCACAATATCAGGGCTAAAACTAAACACCACTTTGGTCAGTAGCTCTACTTCTAATTGTTGTGATAATGTTTGCATGTTGTTGACTTCAAACATTCCTGGTAAAGTAAGAGTAAAATCAAGACGCATGTTCCTACTGTTGTGCTTGTACGCAAGTCCTTTGTTGAAATTTTGCAAGAACTGTTGATAATCAAGTCCTGTTCGTATGTATTCTCCTACTACTCCGGTGCCATCAAGACTTGCACATACTTGCCAATCTCGCAAATTGGCCAATATGTCACTGAACAAATTAATCCCGCGATAATCAATGCGGCTGAGATTTGTGTTGTATCTAGCGTAGACATTTTTTCCATCACCCAGTTCTATAATGCGTTTCATATACCGCCAATGTTGTTCATACATCAACGGTTCGCCACCAACCCAATACACTTCTTCTACACGATGTTCTTCTACTGCTTGACTAAATTCTAACTCAATTTGGCTATCTTGAAATTTACTTATTTTATTTCTTACATCAGGAATCATCCAATTATTTTTTGTATTGGTCCAGTCAATCATGTCATGCTGACGTTGTTCGCTTTCCCATGAACTGCTTAACATATCTCCGCACATGCGACATTTAAAGTTGCAAAGATTACTAAATCTATAATCCCAGCTGACTGGTTTTACTGATGTTGATCCGTCAGGAAGAGTAGCAGACATGACATCTACATATTTGTGGCCAAAGAGTTGATTAAAATAACTGCGATAGACATTTGTATTTAATAGCTTGTTGTTGCATACATCACATTCGGGCAATGTTTCCCCGGCCATCATACGACGACGAACTGACTTCATGTGTTCACTATTCCAATGTTCTTCTAAAGTACTAGGAGTATAATTACCGGTACCCGGACCAGTATCTATATACTGTGTGAAACTTTGTGCATTTTCTCGTGAGGCACAACACATGCGTCGTTCAGTCTGCGGACTGAGATATGTGTGCGTCCACGGTGCCATGCACAAGGTGTCAGGTTTTGGTGTATTCAATTAATTCTGCCAATTCTGGAGCCACTGTGGCCAAGTTCTGATTCCGTTTGCGATCTAGATCACGCACTTTCATACGCAATATAAATCCATCAGAGTCAGCACCACCATTCATAAATTCAATTATGTTGTCAAATTCCCCGCGCCACTTGACAGGAACATCACATGTGCGTAAATGATCTGCAATGGCTGCTTTGGCCATCGCGGGCAGTGTAGCAATTGAGAAATACCATGCATCGTGCATCATGTTCCAGTACACAAAATCAAAGGCCTGCTGGTTGATCCATTGTGCCAGTTGATCAATATAGCGCACATTAAACACATTCACAGTGGCACAGCATTGTAACTGAATGTTAGGATAGTCTTCTCTTAGTAAACGGAAACGATCAATATTGAACACCACGTCTGACCATACCGCGTTGGTGCGCTGATATTCAAATCTTGCGCCTAGGTCATCAATTGAAAATGCTATTTCCACAGTTTTAAAATGTTTCCAAATTTCAACGGCTTCTTCAGGGTAGTGTGTGCCATTTGTATTATAATGTATTTCAACTTGATGTGCAATACCACGATCCACGATGCCCTGTAGCATTTGGAAATGCTCTCGAATCATAAATGGCTCGCCGCCAGTGAATTCAATATAGCGTATATCATTTAAATGCTGATCAATTTCTCCCCAAAACTGAGTATTATCTCTAGGCCAAGCACCTGCTTGTAACATTTGATATGCAAAACTGGACTTTTTTTCTTCCGTGGGCAATTGTGCCAGTTCTTCTGTGGCAAATTGGCTTGAACTCCATGATCCGCATATACGACATTTTAGGTTGCAGATGTTGCCCAGTTTAAGATCCAGGAACATCACGGGCTTGGAATCGGCAGTCCAGTCTGACGTGATGCCCATGTGTTTCATTCTGTCCAAGGTGTGCATACGCTTGCTAGTGCGTCCTGCACGTTCTTCATTCCAGCACTTGCGGCATGTCTGTGGTTTTTCACCTGCTAGAAATTGTTCACGCAATGTGCGCATGTGTGTGCTGTTTTGTATGTCAGCAAAGTCAGCAGTCATTAAACTGAACTTTTCATTGTTGTTGTCAACAATTTCGTCGTCGGCCAAGCAACAAGGACGCACTGTACCAACAGGACTGGCTTCTAAGCTGATCCAGGGCAATACACAGAATTTATCGTGTGGAATATTCATTTCAGAGCCTTCAATTCTGGTATCACGTCCAGAATGTTTTCTTTTCTGATCTCATCTAGTTCATGTGTTTTGCGCCAGAATGTATCTATTAGCTGTGTGTTATCTGTGGCATTCATAAAAGTAATTGCACTTTCAAATCCCTGCGTTGCGCGACCCAAGTGATCTTGTGGACGAAGCCATTCAATATGTTGTGTCCATTTTGCTTGTAACTGTGCTTTGTAGTCAGACGGTGCAATATCAATCCTGTAGTGTAGCGGATCTTGTAGTATGTTTACATTGAGGTCTTGTGCGCGGATTAGACCTTGTTCTACCCAGGCACGATGAAACTCTGACAGATGCCATGCATTCATGATGCTTAGTGTAGGCGAGATGTAAAAATCCACATCTGGACATACGGCCAGCATGTCTTGACGATTCTGGCGCACCACTGCCCAGTCTGTGCCTTTGCGTATGTATTCTGCACGGGCACCCATGTCATCTAAACTTGCGCCCACTGCCACTGATTTAAACTTTTTCCAATATTCAAACACCGAGCGCCCTTTTAAGTCAGTATGTGTGAAGTTTGTGTTGTATATTAAACGCACCTCAAACCGGCCTCGCCGTACCAATTCATCTAAGATACGATAATGTTCATCCATCAGCAACGGTTCGCCACCGGCAAAATATATCTGTTCCACATAATCCAAATGTGGTTCCAGTTGTTCCCACATGTCTGTTTCTGTACGGCCAGCATAGTTAAGAACAGTATTGCGTTCTTTCCACTCTGAGCCAGCAAGTTTTGCTTGATCTTGATACCATTGACTGCTGAAAATATGCCCACAGCTACGACATTTAAGATTACATAAGTTTGAGAAACGTATGTCCCAATAAGTCATTTCAAATGGATTCTCCGCCAGCTTCTTTATGTGATGCCCATGATGCTTGTTTGCACTCTTGCGGCCCGAAAAGAAACCTGATTCTTCCTGTTCATAACAGCGTGTGCAGGCAGCATGAGGAGTTTCGCTTAACATGTGCGCACGTAACTTCTGCATGGGCTCTCCGCGCCATATTTCTTCTAGCGTATTTGTTCTACAGTTGCCCATAACACCTGGCTTCATTTCAGCATGACAGCAAGGATATGCTTCGCCTGTGGGATAAGCATGTAAATGAATCCAAGGATACATGCAGAAGGTTTTTGAGTCCTGTAAAAGAAACTGTTCGCGAACAGTGAGTTCGGTGGTTCGGACTAGATCTGTTGAATTATATCGGTATGTCATCGTGATTGATTAATTTCTTTTCTATATTTTTCTTGCAATCTTTTAACTTGTGCAACAGATTTAGCATAGAATTCTTCTGCCGAGATGTCGGGGATTTTTACCCCAGACAAGTTAAAAATTTCACTGTATCCAACAGCTCGTTGTGCATCATTTAACACAGTTGCTATTGCTTGACGCTGTGTGGCCGTCATTGATCTATGTGCCACAATGATGTTGAACACATACGGCGCATCAATACCTATTTCATGCAGAGTTTGAACACTGGGTGCCTGCGGCAGTCTAGTGGGACAGGATGCCGCAAATGCTTGCAACTTGGCATTTTTGGTTTTTAGTGTTTGATATGATTCGTAACGATCAATTACCATAAAAATTCCATTGTTGCCGGCCATGTTTACCAAGGCATCGTTGTTGCTTTTGAACACTATATATCTAACGCTAAAGCCATATTTCTCGCCTAGTGCCAGGGCTGTTAAATGTGTGGCATTACCAATACCCACTCCGCCCACAGTCATTTCTTTTTGATCCGTAATGCTACCATTTGTGATCACTGTCCAGCAAGCATCGCCCAGAGCATGAACAGGCACATAGTCCGACTCTAAGATCTTACCTGCGGCTACATTTTCTACAAAGGCCGGAGCAATAACGGCCAGGCTGGTTGCATCCAATGCTTGTAGAGCAATCATTTGGTTGCCGCCGGGCTTGAATTCCAGCACAAAAGAATAAGTGTGTTGCGATTTGTTGGCCTGATTAATGATTTTAAACATAGCAGGAGTGGCCGAATGCGACGGAGCATATGGAGAATATATCTTGACTACATCTGCTAATGCCGCAGTATTTAACAGTAGTACAAATAATGTACCTAGTATTTTCACAATGAGTCGTACCAATCTTTTAATTCGGGGAACGTGGAACCGAAGTCTTTTTCACGACGCTGATCGTATTGTGTGTAAAATTGTTTAAAATCTTGTTGAAGCACAGTTAATTTGGCCGATTCGGCATGCGGAGTTTTAACTACATCAAGATAGTCAATTAATCGTTGTATATGATTATGCTCGTGTTCATGTAAAAACTCTCCGTCATTTTGATACAACCACTGTTCAAGACAGGTTTTATATTGTTCACGCATGTTGTTTGGCAACACCAATGGCGATTGAAAGCTGGGAAAACGTAATATATTTAAAGTAAAACTAATTGCATCTCTTCCATATTCAATTTTCCAATTGTGTATGCAAGAAAGCAAACTATCCAAGCTATCTAAACACAGCGCATTGATTGTGCACATGACATGAATACTGCGGAATTTTCCAGAATCAAGTAACCGTTCTACATTGTTGACCCAATCATCCCACACAAGTCCATCACGAATATATTCAGACTGTAGGCTTGTTGACTCGTTACTGGTATATAAATCAACTTCGACTCCATCAATGGCCTCAAGCAAACGATCTATGTCAACATCAGTGCCTAGATTGCTGTTGATGGCCAGACGTGTTTTGCTACGTCCTTTGTTGGCTTTAAACCATTCAATCAGTTTCCATGTCTCTGCACTCATCAACGGTTCACCGCCGGTTATTCTGAGCTCTTGAAGAGTTTTGTGAAGATCAGTTTCCCACCACTTAAAAAATGCTTCAACGTATGGATTGATTTCACCAAAACGGTATAGTTGACTGCCGTCGTGAGTGTGAGTAAAGTGATTGCGGCCATCGGACACCAAATTGGTATAGGCGCCGTGTTTTTTAATGTCATTGACCCATGTGCTACTGAAAGCAGGGTTGCAATAACTACAAGCAAATTGGCAAGTACGATCAAACGCAATTTCAAGCGTTTTGAGATCAAAGTCTTCCCTAGCAGGTGTTCTGAATGCACGGTTGAGTTCCTCTATAGGGTAAATTTTACTTTTATACACACGGTCGCTAATATTATCTCTGCCAATGTCTTCTATCTTCCAGCAGTATTCACACCCGCTGGGACGTTCACCTCGTTGCATCTGCTCACGTTCCATTTTTTTCTTCTGCGTGTTGTGCAATGCACTAGGATTGCGTTTAATGTCGTCAACATCTATAGCATGTGGCAGTGGGTGGTGACAACTGGTGGTCTGTCCTGAACCCAACCATATAGTGGCATTGTACCATTTGGCCGCACAGAAGCTGGCACTTTTGGTGTCTAGTACTTGTTGTTTAAATTCTATGTCATTCATTTAATAATTTATCCGTTGCTGTTTTCCATGATTGCCAAAGTTTAACAACTAATGCCAAATCTAGATCTAGATCTAGTTTTCGAGACAGTTGATGTATTACATCAACATAGCTGTCTTTTTCTAACATGTGTTCCCAGTTAATAATGTTTGCTTGATAATCAGTCTGTAATTTATCAAAAGTCTCTAATTCGGTCTGTTCAAGTTGATACACACTATCTAAATCTAGTCTCTTTATCTTAGCCAGATATTTAATTAGTTCAACACTACTGGGTTGATATTTGATAAAAATTAATTGTTCCCACGAATTTACATTATCCCACAAGAGTTTTCTGTCTGACTCAAATTTAAACATTGCTGGATGGAAATGATCAATCAACCAAAGATTACTATTTTCGTAGTTAACAAAATCCTGTAGACCAGTATGGTACCAAATTTTTAATGCGTTTTCTGTACTGGGCCAGTCCGCTGAATTCCAATTATTATACAATAAAAATCTCTGTTGAGCGGATAATTTTAAGTAGGGTTGGTGCTGACTATATTCCGCCGGCAAATATGCTACAGTTTTTTCACTCAGTGACAAAGTCCTAGATAGAAGATTTCCACCAGATCCTTGAACATATACAATAGCTGCTTTTAACAATTATGCCCTTAATAAAACTCTTTTCTAACTTTTACTTGCATTTCTGCAAGGTGTTGTTGATTGTACTCACACACATTATAACATTCTTAGAGAAATTTTGCAAGATCTTGTTGACATAAATCTTCGACTACTGCGGCAATTTGTTCTAATATTAATTTATAGTCATTGATCATATCATTTTTATTATTCGTTGCGCTAATTGTTTAAAGTATTCACTTGAAGGATGACAGTTGTCTGGAAACAACAAACTTTTAACTGTTAACTCCTGTATTATTTTTGCTTTATCTAATTGATCTATATTATTAATAATAAACTCTTTTTGATCAACACCATAATGATCTAATATTCTTTTAAATTTATCCCATGATCTAATAAAAAAAGTATTTTTTGGTGGAATAAAATTTAACTCTAGTAGTTCTGCCAGCCAACAGTGTATTATATGTTGTGCAAAAGAAAATTGGGCAATTACGGGGTTAACTGGACTCTGCCCTCCAATCACAATAAACGGTATATTGTATTCATCTGCAATTGTTTGTGCATATTTGTAATTCTCAAAATCTAGATAATCCAATCCGACATCGAAATTGCTTATATCAAAATTTGGAAAATGTCGTTGACCTTCTTCAGGATCGTTTATAAGAATTTCTTCTACGTCTCTTATTGACTCTGTCTGAAACCAAATTATATAATCATAGTCTGAATTTTCTTTGAGGGTCCAGTATGCATGTCTTAATTGGCCAAAATTACTGCCGCCACCGGCGGATATATTTGTAACTGTGTGCCCAAGTTGAGTCAAGTGATAATCTAATCCAGTGTTGGGTATTGATTCAAACTTACCACTTTTTATGGTCCATTCTCCCATGCCCCAACTACTACCCAATATAAAAAATTTCATAGGCTATTCAAATAGATGTTCCGTTTTGTATTTTTGCTCTTGGGCATACTCAAAAAATCTATTTCTATTATGTACTAAATCGGGCAGCATATCAGAGTATATTTTAATTATTTCTTTTTTGTCTAGTGTTGTAAGGTATCGTATAACAGCAATGATAGAATCATGAACTTCATACTCTGGTATATTTTCTAATTCTACACCGTCAAAATAATGATTGAAGGTTCGAAAACCTTGACGACGTAGCCAATCATATATGGTAGTTTGTCCATTTATTATAAATGGTCGCATTCCAATGATCGGCTTTAGTGTTTTTTCTGTAGGAAACACTGTATCCCATGGGAAGAATTCTGTCTCACTAACAACATTTAAAAAATGCTGTTGCCATATGGTCAAGTCTCCGAGACTACAAAAATCAGCAGGCACACTGCCAAATGTTTTGACCATTGGAAACCTGTTGTTGTTAGTAGGATCGGTGCTGTCATTGAGTGTATAATATTTGTCGGTGTCCAATCCTTGGGAAACGTCATAGTGTAATTCTGGTTTTCCTAAAGAGATTATTCCGTATTTTTCTAAGTTATGTTCGTGCAATTTTTCTACCAACTTGATCCTGAATGGTTTAGGTTTTCTGTTGTAGTTTACATATAAAAACTTTAAATCTTTTAGTTCTAATTCATCTTGTGTGTATTCTGGAAATTCTTCTTGGCATACTATCGAATGAGTATTAAATGAACAGCGGCCATCAAATGCAACACCTATATAAAAAATTTTTTCTAAACACAATGCCTGCTCTACCTCTTTAATTTGATCAGGCAGTATTGTGATAGGATCGATAATACCAGTCCAAAATAAATTATCAAATTTTTTGTTGTTAGCTATTAGTTTTTGAATCAACGACCATGATTGATTATCAAACTGAGGCCCTATCCAAGTGGTGTTTATTATTAAATTGTTAGAACTTGGAAAGTTATTGTTTATTTGTTTTTTTACAGAATTAAAAATACGGTGTTCCTGTAACCCAAACGGCACAGTTTTGGCAAAGAATTCTCCTATAATTGTTATCATAGTGTTTCTAAATATGCCTTGTATGTGTGTTGCAATCCGTCTGTTAATGACACAGAAGGCTGCCAGCCTAGCGAAAGTAGTTTGCTGTTGTTGGTGCATTTACGCATAGTTCCGTCAGGCTTGGTTGTATCAAATTCAATGTTGCCAGTGAATCCAACCACTGATGCCACCGTCTGTGCCATTTCTTTGATTGTAATATCAACTCCTTGACTGAGATTAATAAAGTTTCTCATTGGTTCGGTAACAGAATCCCATTGTTGTTTTTCAAGATTCATAACGGTTATACAACCATTGGCCATGTCTTCTGAATATAAAAATTCACGACGTGGCGTGCCAGTGCCCCAAATTTTAACTGTTGGACTATTTTGAATTTTTGCATTGTGAAAATTTTGTATCATTCCAGCGGTCACATGCCCATTAACAGGATCATAATTATCCCCAGGGCCATACACATTACACGGCAACACTGTTCTGTAATCTCTATTGTATTGTCTATTATAGCTTTCGCACATCTTTAATGCAGCAATTTTGGCAACAGCATAGGGTTCGTTGGTTGATTCGAGATATCCTGAGAGTAACGCTGTTTCTTTTATCGGTTGCTCAGTTACTCGTGGGTAGATACAAGTGGATCCAATCATTAAAAATTTTTGTATATTGTTTACATGCGCGGCATTGATAACATTGGTTTGCATTATTAAATTTTTATAGATAAATTCAGCCGGGTAATTATTGTTGGCCATTACTCCGCCAACCTTGGCAGCGGCAAAATAAACTTGATCAATTGGTGTTGATTTAAAAAATTTATTCACCGCATGTTGATCAGTCAAATCTAATTCGCTGTGGGTTCTAGTAATAATATCCACTGGATGAACTCCATGCATTAACAACATCTTCACAATGGTAGATCCAACCAATCCACGATGTCCAGCAACATAAATTTTAGTCATAGTGTTTCTCTCTGTCTTGATAGTCGCAGTAAATTAACTGGCTTCCTAGATATTCAAAATCGACAGGAACTTCTTTTAGATTTAATGCATCTGTTACTTGTTTTTGCTGCTCCGGAGGAGTTAGAAATAAAACAAATCCGCCACCGCCGGCACCCAATAATTTGGCTCCAACTGCACCATTGGCCAGTCCAGATTGTATAATGGCATCAATTTTATCATTTGTTATTGATTTTTCTATAGATTTTTTAATCTGCCATTCTTCATTTAATAACTTTGAAAAGGAATTTATATCATTTGCAAACAACATGTTCAGAGCCTCAGATGTCAATGACATCATGTCTTTTAATAAAATTGTTTTATTTTTAATATTTGATATTGTTTTTTCTGCAATGTCGGCTGAGTTTCTTAGATCTTCTGTAAAAAATATTTGAACCCAAGATTCCAAAGAATCCAATGTGGATTTATTAATAGGTAAAGGATGACACATAAAGTCAGACTGCCCACCAAATTCTATTTTGTTAAATCCACCAAAACTGGCTGCCACTTGATCCTGCGATCCTACACTTTCTTTTAATATATTTTGTTCTAAATGTATTGCCCCTAATGCTAGTTCTCTTTTGGTTCTTTGTTGGTTGCGTAAAGCAGCCAATCCGTGCAGTAAAGATACTGTAAAGCTGGAACTAGATCCGACTCCGGATCTATTCGGAAGATCGCCGTGATGTGTGATATCAACGCCTTCGGTAATTTTCATATATTTTATTGCTTCGCGTATAACAGGAATTTGTATTTGATCCACCGAATTGACTTCTTCTTTTTCATAGTATCGAATACGATATTTGTAATCAAAGATTTCTGGCAGTTTTCTAATTACTAGAAAAGAATATTTGTTTATAGTAGTTGACAGCACTATTCCATTATTCTCTTGGTACCAGGCTGGATAATCAGTGCCGCCGCCAAAGAAAGAAATTCTATAAGGTGTTCTAACAATAATCATCTTACTAAAAACTTTCCTTTATGTGTCATTACTTGTTCTCTCCAGTAATCAAGCAGATCACGCATGGTTTGTTCAAATGATATCTCAGGTTGCCAGCCAGTGTGTAGGGTGAATTTATTTGTGTTTGGCACCTGCAGGTCTGCGTCAATTGGCCGTATTCTGTCAGGATCTACTTCAATTTTTATCTTGTCTTTTGCAGTTGACATGTTGATTAATGTATGTAGAATGTCTTCCACTGTGCAGGAATATGTTCCACCTATATTATAGTATTCTCCTGGAATAGGATTTATTGTAACCAACATATAATAAGCTCTTACTGCATCTCTAACATCAGCAACTGTTCTGAGGCTTTTTAAATTTCCAACCTTTACAACTGGATCAATATATCCTGCTTCAATCAAAGCAATTTGTTTAGCAAAAGATGATTCGGCAAATACATCACCACGCCGTGGACCGGTGTGCGTAAACATTCGTGTGGTCATTATATTCATCTTATATGCTTCTGCGTAAAATCTACCCAATAGGTCTGTGCCTGTTTTAGATATAGCATAAGGACTGGCTGGATGAAACAAACATTCTTCATCAATTGGTAGTTTATCTTTACTGACTCTACCAAATACTTCAGACGATGCACACACATGCACAATACAATCAGGTTTGTTTTTTTTAATTGCCTCTAATAATCGTGCTGTGCCCAAAACATTGGTATTGAGCGTATCTACCGGAGAAGTGAAACTGGTCAGTGGAAAACTTTGTGCTGCTAGGTGGAATACATAATCTGGCATAGCAGTCTTGATAGCCAAATCCAAAGAGTTATCATCATTCAGATCGCCATAGATAAGTTTTACACGACATTTGTTGTTGATCGGGTCGATTAAATTCTTTATGTTTTCTAACGGACTTCTCCATCTGGTTAGACCAATGATGTTCCAATTGGTATTTTCATACAAAAAATCCGCCAGGTGCGATCCTACCATGCCTGTGATACCAGTGATGAGAGCAGTTTTCATTTATGTTTCCGTACATCTTCTACTATGCTACCGCTGTTAAATTTAATTTTAATTTTTGGCATAATATTGGCACTCCTTCCACCATGACGACATTTCAGGAAATATAGTTAAAAAATCTGTGCCATGTCTGCGATCAGCTTCACTGAAAAAACGATAGAAGTCTGCTTTGTTACGTTGCAAGTATGCCGTATCTAATTGCTGCCCATCCCTCATCCAAGCAATATCTCTGTCTAATCGTTGCAGTTCGTAGTCTTTAAATCCGTGAAATGGGTCATCTTCAGTTTCAATTTGACCTAGCATGCATCCCCACAGATGTTCCAGTTGATCTGCATAGCTTTCTGGCAACAATTGCAAACTCTGCCATGTGGGTTGTCTTAGTAACGGGGTATCAAACCATACTCGTTGATATGTTTTACTGTAGATTTTTCTTAGGCCAAGAATACCAGCCATGAGTTTAGAAAAGCCTGTAACACTTAGATTATTCATAGTTATAATAAATGTTATGCTATTGCGCCCTGGTATTTCTGTTAAAAATTGATTTACACGATCCCATAAGAGATCAAAATCTAATCCATGCCGAATATATTCTGCTTGCTCTGCCCACGAGTCAAGGCTAACGTACTGCATAAAGTGCTCAATTTTTTCGCCTTCGCATAATTGTTTAACTGATTCTTTATACTTTTGCCATAGACTTTCCTCCACTGAAAAGTTACTGGTAACATTCAAATGCAGATCTGATTTGGGATTTGCCAACACATAGTCAAACACACGATATGTATTTTTGTCCATTAGAGGCTCACCGCCTGTCATACGGAAATGTCTAAGTTCTGGATACAGTGTAGGCCACCAACGCCAGAACGCTTCTACATACGGATTGTGTTCTTTTACAGGTATAGGACGATTGCGCCCTGTAAAATGCTTAGGATCATTATGAGTAGTACTAGTAGGATATCCACCAAATCTGTTAACTTCGGACTGCCACGATGAGCTAAATTGTGGGCTACAATAACTGCATGCCAGATTACAAGCATGATTAAAATTGACTTCAACATAGCTTGGCACAACATCTTCGTCTCCTGAAGAGTGTTTGATCTTTTCAAAGTCAACTGCGGCCCAGGGCTCCCCAGATCTGTAATGACGATCACTGAGTTTGTCATTATCTTCCATGTTCCAACAATAACTGCATTCGGTAGGCCGCTCTTGTTTTAGCATGATCTTGCGTTGTGCTTTTTTGTGCTCGGTGTTATGCAATGCTGATGGATTGGATGCGATTGCTGTTGGATCCATTGAATGTAATGGTGGATGGTAGCAACTATTATTAAGTCCAGTTGTGAGATGCAAACTGACCTGTTTCCATTTGGCCAAGCATAGTGCAGGTCCTAGCTCTTCTTTCATTTGTTCTGCAGAACTTAGAAATTTTGATTTAGAGTCTGTTACAACTTTGTTGCCTTTGTTTGTCATATAGCAGTAATATTTGTTTGGTAAGTTTGATCGTGTAATAAATTATAATTGCAATCAAGGATATCTTGCATATCCCAATACATGCGTTCTAGTTCACTAGCAGGTTTTTTGGCAATTTCATCAATCAAATTCAAAATTCTGACATATCGATCTCGTCCTTCGTATCCGTCATATTCTTCAGACCAAAAATCACTAAAGGTCCTGAATCCCATCTGTTTAAGATACAAAAGATAATTACAAGAAGCAAATACTATAAATGGTTTTTTCAGCCACATAGGTCGTACAGTTTTTTCTGTTACATAAAACGTATTTCCAAGTGAATGACTTTCACTGACTACGTCGATTAATATGTCTTGATAGATTGTTTTAAGTATAGTGTCCACATTTTCGTCAACTATAAATTTTTTAATAAGAGTAAGATCTTCTTTGCCGTTGGACCAAATTGGCATATCTGGTATCATGCTAGTTGCATTTTTTACGGATTGTATATCATATGACAATAGTTTATCAAGTTCAAAATGATAAATTGTCTCTGTGCTATTAACAAAAGAAGAAAAATGCACCAATGAAGCTGCCGGATGAGTACAGTACAAGTGAGATGCTAATCCTAGTCTGCTGGCGGTAGGTCTATGATAAAATGCTAAAAAGACTTTTTTTTGATTCCAAGAATGATACTCAGCATCAACGTTCCATTTTTGTTTGAGCCACGATGTTCTAAAATCAAATTGTATAATATTGTACTTGCTATGTTTTTCTAAACAATTTTCTGTGTAAATATCAACTTGTTCAAAACTGAAATGTTCTAATAATTTATAAATTCCCAGAGTTTCAAGACAGATGGCTTCTGGATTTATAACTAAGGAAATATGCTTGTGTTGATTTTTAACCAAGTAACCAATTAGTTCTTGAAAGTTCCAAAGTTTATCATTGGTTCCGTGAATTATAAATGTTTGATTTTTTTCCATATCTCGATAGTTTTGTCTAATCCTTCATCTAACGATACTTTTGGTTTCCACCCAGTGAACTGTGTTAACTTTTCTTCGCTGCTGTTTAAGACCCAGATTTCACCAGGGCGTTTGGGCTTTGTGTTCCAGCTAATAGTGCCGTTCCAGTTGAGTTTTTTAGCAATAAGTTTAGCATACGCATCAATACTAATAGCATTGTTGGGTCCTACAGTAAAAATATTATTTGATATTTGATCAAATTGGTCGATCATAATTTCCCATGCATCTAATAGATCCGTAATAAAAATAAAATTTCTGTAGGGTTCTTGGTAGCCTAAATTACATTGGTCTGAGTTATCTAGCATTTGTGTAATAATTTGTTCGGTTACAAAAAAATTATTGTCATGGCGACCATAAGCGTTGGTTTGTCGAACTATTACATATTGTAGTCCACAACTGCGATGTGCATATTCAATATATTTTTCGCAACCAAACTTTGCTACAGCGTAAGGTGCATTAGGGTTGGGTATAGTTGTATCCGGATCAAACGTCGGAATACTGTCCGGTATGTTGCCATTTTTAACTAAGTCGCTAACTGGTTGCCAACCATATACTTCCATAGTGCTAGCAAAAATTAATTTTGGAATCTTTTTACATTGTAGCATAGATTCAATTAAATTAACGGTTCCTACATAATTGATTTCAGAAAACTCTACCTGTTCATAAAAACTTTGTTCTACTTCTGTTCTGGCTGCTAGATGTATTACTAAATCAGGATTGAATGATTGAACTTCTTTGTTAACTGTTTTGTGATCTCTTAGATCACTTTTTAAACAATATATTTCAAATTTGTCCTTTAGTCTAGACAACATGTGTTGTCCAATAAACCCACTACTGCCTGTGATTAATAATTTTTTCATTTCCGCCCTTCCTGATTACGAATTACATCGATTTCTCGAATCATAACACCTCGATTGTGCCAATTTGATCTGTAATGATGTTTAAAAAACGCACTTTCTTTTGCTAACATCATGTTGATAGGCAAATCCAATTGCGTGATTAAATCTTCTGCTACTCTGCCTGCCAATAATTCTGGATCACTGTCTTTGACTGTGTCCCATAACGTTGTTAGCTCATCAAAATTTTGTACAGTTCTATAGTCCCACTGTGGAGTAATCATGGTCATGTATGTGCCCATTCTAGCACCAGCAATAGCCCATATACCGTACTCAACATCGCGGCCTACATTGTGCCAAATAGTTAGATGATCTAAATTTCTACTATGCACACGGTCTTTGAATTCAGTGATGTCTGGGCGTTTTCCTCGATCCAAACACATCTTTACACCTTCACGAAATCCTGCTCTCCAGGCATGATAAGCAGATCCATTGGGATATGTTATGCTATAGCAGTCATGCATGGCCCAATACAGTGGATCAAAACAAAATTCAACTTCAGTTTCAGCTCGGCCGTCGGTGGCTTCGTGAGTTTGCATGTTGTTAACAAATGTTTTTGTCCAGGAACTTAATCCACCATTGCCATACATAAGACCGTTGATGTGATTTTGTGCTCGCCAGCGAAATACTGCAGACTCCCATTGCTCATCTGGCAACGCTAATGTCAAGTTGAAAAACTTTTCGTCTGGCATATTATCGCCATCAATCAAAATAAATCTTTCTGTGTCACTGACATCTGCAGCAGCTTTATGAGCTGCGTCTGACCCTTTAACACTGTCAACACGTTTGGCCCACGGAATCATATTGCGAATTTTAACCCAAAATTCTTCGCGTTGTGGTTCGTCATATGAAAGATAAATGCAGTCTAAATCTGCTATGTCAACTTGTTTCATCTGTGGTTTTCACCTTCCAATATTGTTTATTTGATTCTGTAGTTATTACTGCAACATCTCTAGGATCACATGCTTGTCCTTGATCTGCGGGCACTAATTTCAATACTCTGCTGGTTTTTATATGATACAGTTGACCATCAATGACTTTGACTCTTGGGGAACTGGCTGCAAATGTTTCTTGGTCAATCTCTATGTAATTACCTGGAACATCTTCCATGCTATAAAATAATAGATATCCTTGCTCATCATGGTACAATCTATAAAATGGAAGGATTGGAGGAGTTGCTGGTATTGCCCAGGCGGCCCAAAAGTTTTCTGTAGTTTCATTCATCTTTGGGTTTCAATCCGTTGCTGTGTTTGTCATTAGGGGTGTCAACATCTTGAAACAACCGTTTTTCTTGTTGGGTTAATTCTTTAAGAGTTTTACGAGGATTACTGCACATTACACATTTTGGATTGCCGCAGTTCATTGCGTGATGTTTGACAAACTTGTGAGGTTCTTCAACAGGTATTCCAAATTCTTTAGCAATCTTTGTTTGTTTTTTTATAGCGTTTTCATCTTTTTGTAGTCGTTTGGAATGTTTAATTTTGTCTTGTTCTTTACTCATTCATTCTCCAATCTTTGACGTGATAATGGAACAACCCCCATTGGGCTACGGTATTTACTCTAAGGCCTGGACGAGTGTTTTCCCAAACTAATTCTTGAGTCCAATTGCTAGTGGCAATTGAATTTATGTGCTTTTTCATGTGCACAATAGTTGGACCTAAACCCACCGGCAATGTCACTCGCTCTGGCCCCATGACAATTGCTGCCATGGCATACACTACATCTGTACTGGCTTCTTCATCGGGCATCTTTAATAGTTTTTTATACATAGCCCAATTTGTAAAAATAGTCTGCACTAGATTAAAAAATTCTTTAGCAGTTTGACTTACCCGCCAGTATGTGATGGCATTGTATACGTCTGGAAGATTGTTGTGGTCAAATATTTTTCTATAATGTCTTGACTTGGCAGGACGATCATAAAAATCTCTAGCACCTTGACTGATCACAACATCTCGATTTTCAAACAATGTCCACCAGTGGTCTATCGGACCGGCCGCAATCATGTCAGCTTCGAGTTTTATTGTTTGTCGATACGGACTTGCTTGAAATACCTGACAATCATTGACGTATCCACCAAGGTCACCGTGTGGTAACTGATCTTTGGTCAGTATTGTTATATTTGCATCTGGATGCCATGTTCTGATACTGTCTGCCAGTTGTTCTGCACATTGCACATAGTCAACTGAATCAGTGTTTACGGCCGGAATCAAATAGCCACGTTCATGTGTTATTAGCAATTATGGCTCCTAAATGTTGTTTGCCCATGGCATGAAAATCATTTGTTAATTGTATCCAACGTGTTTTTTTGTCTGCGGTGGTAAAATCCACACGGTATGAGTCTTGTGTAATGTGTGTTAGGCGATTGTCCGGAGTCACTGTGGCCAATTGCCACGGTATGGCCGGAATACGTAATGTGTGGCCATCAACAATATTCAAAGCAATGCTGAGTGCATGATCATTGCGATAAGTGGGTTTTAGAATTCCGTATAAATTTCTGTAGTGATTCCAGTTGTCTCTAACCATTTGCATAGATTCAAAAATTAATTCTGCAGTCTTACTTCGTTGAAATAGCATGACAGTTGCCCAACTCATTGGCATTTGATGCAGTCCAAAAAAGTTATTGTCGTCGAATGGTTGTAGCCCGGTGACATCGTAGGCCCAACGATGACAAAGAAAATCTTGATCTATAGCTAATAACCGTGACAGTTGATTGCTTGCTACCACATAGTCTGCATCCAACACCAGTGTTTGATCCCATGGTGACAGCTCGTATGCATTGGATCTATTGCCATTGTACCAAGTGACAGTGGCATCAATGTCAGCAAACCAACGTGAATTTTGACTCTCAGTGGCTGCATAAACCACCTGTTCAAAGTTGTATTCAGCCGGCACTGGCAGATCAGTCACAACGCACACAGGTAATTTTAAATGTCTACGAATATTTTTTGCTGACCATGCAGCCATGGCCAAATAATCAATATGCTCATTGTTGTAGGCAAAAATTAATACTCCGGTAGTCATCTATTTTTATTAATTTCTGTGTACTCTACCAACCATGCGTTCATCTGTTCCTGCCATCGTTGTGCTGCCGCAAGTTCCAGCTCATCCACATTGATTTGTATTGGCGTTTCATACAGGTCCAAAATTACAGCAGAGCTACGATCTGGACACGCAGCCAACAAGCACAGTAGCTCGGGGCCAGCCTGCCAAAGACCTCCAGCATAAGCAAACGTCATTTTGGCTTGGTATTTTTCTTTTAGTACCCGTCTTGCAACCGCATGATCAAAACGGGCTCGACTGTGTGCAATTAATTCATCAGTATTCATGTGTTAATTATACATTAAATTTGGTCAATAGTAAAGGGCCCGAAGGCCCTTTTGGTAATACTAGACTTTGGATGTTATGACACTGTGGCAGCAACTGTTGGGGTTCCCCAAGTATTACTTAGGTATGTTGTTTCAGGTGGGTAGTATGTACACAATGTTGTTGGTGCAGTTCCAAATGTAGCGCCAGTAGGAGCAGTACCGCCAGTAATCACTGCAGAAACAGCAGTTCCGTCATCAAACCATGTTGTGGTATAAGTCAACACTGCGCCACTGATGCTGGCATTGATTTGAACATAATTGGCAGCATAAGCTGCTCCAGAGTCAAATTGTTTGTAGATGGTGGTTGGTGAGCCAGTCAATGCATACACACCTGTTGAAGTTGCTAGTGTGGTTGGTGTGCCTGAGCCACCAAATTTAGTGGTTCCAGTGTAAGATGAACCAGCAATAGTTTTAGATGCAGCTGCACCAGTTTGCACAATTCTTCCCACTACTCCGTTGGCAGTGCCATTGCCAACAAAAGCATTCCATGCTGTGTCTTCATTGGTGCCAGTTGATGTTTTACCAAATTGTAATTGAACATAGCCACCCGCATTGAAGAAACTGTACAGTGCAGTGGTATTTGCAAAAGTAACTGTGTGTGTGAAAGTTAGGGTCCAAGCAGTGCCGCCGGATCCAGTACTGGTAGTTTTGGCTGTTGTTCCGGTCCATCCTGTGAACTGACTGCCAACTGCATAAGCGTTATTTTGATTGGTGTTTAGATTTGTTATGTCAGTGTTAATATTGGACAATATACTAATGGTATCGCCTGCCGTTGGATTGGTTCTACTAGTTATTGACGTGCCTTGATGATTGGCTGTTGCAGCAATGGTGTTGTTGAGAGTGGCCCATTGTGTGGCAGTGACTGTGGCTGCGGCACTGACCGTAGCAATGTTTCCTTGTCCATACCCGCTAGTGCTTGTTGCAGTGCCCCACACAGCATTTATGTTTGCACCTGATGTTGTGCTGGCAAAGCCATTATAATCAGTTGCTTGTATTAATCCGCCTGATGAATATGTCATTTTTAAATCCTGTTATGTTATTGTGACTATGGCTTCTACCATGCCTTCGCCTGCATCTAATTTATCTTGTAACGCACGTCCAATTACATTAAATGCAGTTGCTTCCCCAGATTGAGCAGCTCTGGCCCGGCCGTTGCCAGCAGACACCAGTCGATCGCCTTTGTGTATGACGCCAACAGATTTGACTGGAACTCTTCCAGTCATTGCCACAGGCGGGTGAGTGATATCAGTACCAGCACGGCCGTTCATTAAATAGGCTGCATGAGTGCTTATGACACCAAACACAGTTTCACTTAGATCCTGTGCGGCCATGGTAATTTCTTCATTGCCGCCTAGTTCCACCACTGTGCCTGCTTCGTATGCTGAGTCTGCGGCAAAACGTTCTGCCATGTCAGCATAGTTAGCATTAATTTGATTGCCACTGATAACACCGGTGCTGCCATTGATTGACATCACTGTGGTTGGAGTTCCGCCTTGGTTAACATTAAAGTTAATGTTACCATTTGAAGTTTGGTTGGCCACAGTAATTGCAGTTCCAGCAACTGTAACCCTAAAATCACTGTTGATTCCCACTGCCAATCCTGAATTGTTTAGCACACTCAGTGTGCCTGTTGTGCTGGTATTTGCATCCGCTCGCAAAAACGAACTACTTGCTAAACTGTTTAGTGCTTGAGCATTAGTAGCAGTACCTTGGAACAAAGGAACATTGGCACCCACCAGAGTGGCCAATGTAATACCAGGACGGATGGTTGTAAATCCACTAATGGCAACTTGAGGTGTAAATGTTGCGTCTTGGCTCACAATACCCACGATGTTGTTGTTAGTATAAAGTTCAATGCACTGGTGAGCTACACTGGTGTTATCTACAATGGTAGCAGGAATTGCACCTGTTATACCCTGTCCGGCTGTGAATTGTGGGCCAACCAGTAACCAAGCAGTACTAGTCCAAACATTAAGTTGTTGATTGGTAGTATCAAACCATAAATCACCAGTGCTGTTGCTGCTAGGTGCAGTTGTGCTAGCAGTGGCTGCACTGATAGTTTTAAAAACTGTGCCGTTGTATACTTTAAGTAGGCCTGCGGTGGAATCAAACCAAAGTTGTCCTTGTAACGGTGCACTAGGAGCAGTAGTGTTTGACCCAGATTCTAATAGGCGTATAATGTCGTCATTTAAAAATTGACCATACCCAGCATAATTTTTACCTACTAGTGTCATTGAACTAGCGGTATTAATGGTGCCATCTGCTATGGTAGCAAATACCGCGCCATCGGTTAAAGTTATTGTATACGACATCTTTTATTTACTCCGTCATTGTGTATTTAGTGCGTGTTAATGTACACATATTTATGCTGCACTCAGGTTGGTCAAGGTTTGGATGCGCAAAGTATAGTCAATTTGTATTTGACGATTTAAACTTTTTTGCACTGGGTGAAATATAACATGCGTGATCAACAACAAATTAGTAGAACTACCAAACCAACATTTTAATCCCAATTCATCAAACACATATTCACCGTTGAAATTGGTGCTGTTGTCAAAGGCCTGTTGTCCTGCAGGCTCACCGTAGTCCAACAAACAAGTCACTACTATGTCAGTGTACACATTACCAGATGTGTGCAGCACTGTTATGTAGTTGTTGGCAGGATCTAGGTTTGCAGCTGAATTATTGTCAACCACTTTGTAATAAGTTTCATTGTATAAATCTGCATTTTGACCAGTGGTGTTGGGTGGCAAATAGGTAATAACACCAGTGGGATCCACTGCGCTGCCACCATTACCAAAAGCCATTTGATAGATGTATCCAAGATTTTTGTCGCTCAGCATCTGTGCCATACAGATGCTGATATTTTCGTAGTGAATTGCATTTTTTTTATCAAGTAAAATTTCCCCAGTTTTGGGGTCGTGAATCTTGACAAATCCTTCTATTTTGGCCAGTCCAGGTTGAATAATCATGCTCGTTTCTCCACAAATTTTTCTTTTGTGTTTGGATCAAAAATCCTTACAAAACCTTCAACCGAAATACTTCCTGTTTCGTCAGGTCGTTTGGTTGTAGTTTTAACCTCTGGCACGGGTTGTTTTGTCGTTTTATTTTCAGTCATGATATATTTACCTTGATCAAAGTCCACGCAGGAATCTTGCTGCCGCGGTTTCAGTTTCTTGTAGTGGTTCACCATTGCTAGGAGTTCCTGCTCCGGGTGCGTACCAGGTCAATGCTCTACGTACCAAAATATCTACTTCTACACCAGCTGGTGGTGCAGTGGCGAATTCTACCGTGACAGGGTTGTCAGCAGTTATAACATATCCAGAAGTTTGCAATGTTCCGCCAATGTACACTTGCACTGCTTCTTCCATTGTTGTACTGTCCATGTTGCCAACATCAATGTTGTCGGCCACGTATACTGTGGTTGACCCGTCGCCTAGTGCGCTGTCGACAACCACATAGTTTTGATACTCTGCTGATAGTAAATTTCCAGGACCAATATTGTATACTGTGGCTCCTACTGTGTGTGATGCGTTGGCAGTTCCAGCAGTTCCTCTCAACAAACTACTGACTGTGTTGTTTGTGGTGTTTCTCTCACGATACATAATACGTTCACCATCGATGGTCAGTGCACCCCAAACATTGTCTGCCAAGTTTGGTTCAATAAGAGCTGCGGCATCTGCCACATAAATTACATCGTCGGTCATGGACACCGGTTGTACCAATGTGGTTGTGGTATTTGCTGTTATTCTATAGGTAGCTTGTATACCGCGCATGTCTTGGAATATGCGGAAGGCCATAGCAGCTGGTACAGAAAATTGCGCAAAGCTTGTGACTGCCAGCACTGCTATTGTGCTAATAGGTGGGCCAGGTATTATTATCTTAGATCCGTCAACAATGTAACCATTGCCGTTGATCAAGAAACTGCCATTCAGTGTTACCAGTATTCGTTCTGGATCTAATATTTCTCTTCCAGTGTCAAATATATTTGTTTGTATTTGAATGCCACTGGATTGATCAAATAGTCCTGGGTCAGCCGACGGAGGCCCAGGTGGGTTGTCAAAATCAGTTGAATCAAATGCTTGACTAACTAACACGCCTTCGGTTATCGGGCCTACCCAGACCTGTGTTAATAATCGTTGTTCAGACGTGTCGTTCCAGGTTATGATTTCAATGGTGTCTCCAACTTGAGGGCTTAACCCTTCACTTGGCAAGAACGTTAGTTGATTGCCAGATATAGAGTACTGAGCGTCAGTGCTGATAGAAATCAACACAACTGTGCCCGATGTGGCAGGATTGGTTAATGTTATGGTACGCAGCGATGACGGGTCCCAGGCGTCAACAACATAGTCAACATTTTGAGTTAACAATTGGCTATTTTCGTATACCGACACATCAGCATCAGCAATACTTTCTTGGCTGTATCCTCCGCGGTCTGGCAGATAGTATTCCAAACTTGAGCCGTCACTGACATAGTCAACACTAGAATACGGACGAGCGCGAACTCCGTTTCGCATGACTATTAAATTAACTGGATTTGTACCTTGCAAGCTGTTGGTCAGTGTATAAGTCAACACTGCTGAATTGGTAATTACAAAAGTTTGAATTACAGGCAGACTCCAGCTGTATGTTGGGCCACTGGCTGCATACCCAAGACAGGTTAGATTGATCCTGTCAGTGGCACCATAAGTGGTTGCAAAAGTTATTTGAGTTTTATTAGCAGCATAGGAGACATAGGTATAATCAACTCCAGGCTGCAACGGACCATTTTCGCTGTTATAGATAACAAATCCACTGATGGCACTGTAAGGAAAAGGTATAATTATTGTGTTACCAATATTGGACCCAATGTAGGTGTCACTCATCAGTTGGTTGCCGCCACCAGTGGCCACAACTGAAAGTTGTATCACATCGCCTGCAGTGACAGCCTGTGTCACAGTCAATGTGTAATTAACCCAATCATAAGAACTTGGTTGGAGACCCACGCCAGTGGTTATATTCCAGGCCAGTACTACCATTGGGTACGGTAACAAATCTCCAAAGTACAGTGCAGGACTTGCCGGATCATAGGTATATCTTTTTACAATCAACGGGAATCCATGACCTCTACTAAGCCAATCTGCTCCAGGTGTTGTGTAAACTCTAAAATCTAAGGTGTCAAATTCTGCACCTGGTACCAGTTCTTCTGGTGCATGACTACTGTAGGGACTAATATAGGCACCGCCCGATACATTTATATCAGTTGGCCGTGTGCCAAGATATATGTCAAGATAAGAACTACTGTACTCAGTATCAAGTATAGAAGGATCGTAGGTTATAAATCCGCCCGGACTTACAAAAAAATTATCAAATGGGTTGATATCAAAATTACCAACATCAAACCCTGTGTTTTGATTATAGGTTGGTGCAGTGACTTGAACTCCAGGGTAATCAATACCGTTGATCAACAACGGCAAACTCAACCCGGGTTGATCTGGACCCGGTGTATAAAATCCCTGAGTACGATTTACACCACTTAGCGAGTCAGCACTTACCAATGTCCAATCAGAAGGTAAAAAGCTAGCAGATGATTGTGTGGTGTTGGCACTCCAGACCACATTCACATAGCGCACCTGTGTGCCTTGAGTATAAACAACATTGGGTTGCCATTCTACTATAGAGCTTTGATATTCATATCTATCATATTTTATCACTGTACGGATTGATCTGACAAGATCATTGGCCATTTGTGCAACACAGATGGCTCCAGATCCCACTGCGGATGTCAATACAATCTGTGCAGTGGTACTGTATCCAGCTCCGGGAGTAATAATATTAATAGCAGTTACTTGTCCAGCACCATTGACTGTTGCAGTCATTGTGGCTGGCGTTACACAGGTACCAGTCACTGTCACAGTTGGCGGATTGTTATAACTATACCCTGATCCGCCGTTGACAACAATAACATCTTGAATTTCTAATAGATAGTTGTTGTACCATTGATTCCAAGGAAATTGCAACCAGACGGCAGCATTAGATGCAGCATCACTGTTGAAATTTTCTGTGGTGCTAAGGGCGCTGGTATACGGAGTCAATACCGGACTTACAAATTGTGGAATTTGTAAATCAGTGTTCCAGTAAGCTGGTACATCATAGTCAGTTAAAGATCCAGCATAGGTATCTGTACCATCATAGATAAGGTTAAAGTTAAGTATCTGTGTGTGATATGGTTTGACTTCTTGGATATAATCTTCTACAAATGTTTGATTTTCAGGTTGGTACAATTGATAAGGCAACAACGCCTGTAATCTATGATCTACATTGATAAAACTGGTTTTTATTAGCCATTCTGGTGCAGTAAATTCACTGTAGATAAAGTTAAACATCAAAATCAATGATTGATTTCGTTCTATCAAGAGATCATCAATGTAAATTTCTTGATTTAGTGCACGAATAATCTGACGAGTTTCTATCACTGGTTCTTGATCAAAGTATTGAGCATCAAACACTTCGGCGTCAAACCCGTATGGTCCCAGAGCATAGTTCCATAATTTTGCACTGAATTCAATGGTGCCATCTTGCAATGCAACTCGATCCCATCCTGTTGCAGTTCTATTATAAATTTCAAATTTGCCTTGACTGTTGGCAGAAACTTTTACACTAGTGCCTATAGGCGCAGTTTGTAAGGTCAATGTGCTGAGGTCTGAATAATTGGCAACAGTTGCCACTATCTGTGTTGAACTATTGTATCCTGGTAGATACCAGTTGATATAGTTCCAGTACAAGGTAGTGTCATAATTTTGTATACGTGTAAGATTCAGAACTCGTTGACCCAGTATGCTACCTTGAGCAACTTCATAAATTGTCCATAGTCCTTGTTGACTTGAATCAGAATCTACTAGATACAAATATCCCAGCGGAACTTGTGCAAGATTTTGATACCTTAGTGTTTCAAGATTAGGCACTTCAAAATTCCAAGCTCCTGTGTTGGGCGCAGGTTTTGGTTCTGAACTATTGAGCAAATTAAAACTGCGAATCTCACTGATAGGATACTGCGCCAGTACATTGTTAGCACGAGTCAAGTAGTTTTGTAGTGCCGTAAATCTATCGATAAACATGCTTTGGCGCGGCCGGAATTGAACTCCATACTGTTGGCCAGGGCTCAACATTGGGTCTGGTACAAGATTACCCAGCACATCTACACCACAAAAACTGTCTAGTAATTTTCGATATAGATTAGCATTTAAAAAACTATCTGCTTGACCGTCGGCTATAAATGCATATTCAGCATGAACATCACCTGAAGTAGCTTGACGATCGAAGCCAACATGTAGTATGGTATCTTGTGCTGATAATAAACTACCTGCATTGTAAATTGCCACAGTGCTGGCATTTAATCCAGCTATGTAAGGTATGCCGCTGCCAATGGGATTCAAAATATAACTGGCAATACCAGTTGTACTTAAAGTTTTGCCCACTGCGGTGTTTATTGTTGCGATTCCTCGTACCCAGAAATAGTAATATGTCTCAAAAATTCCATTATTATCAACCGTGGTTGCAACAGTATAACTGATTGTACTCAACGGAGTACCTGGACCTGCATAATTTGCAGGTGTTACTAAACTTTCTATCCATTGATAAACGTCTACATTACTACCCGGAAACACTTGTCCCCAACGTTTGCTGGCATACACAATGTCGTCTTGGCTGGGGTTAATAAATCTAACACGGTTGGTATCCCACCAAATTTCGCCCACATGCGCTGATCCCCAGCTGGTTCCTACATTATGTACAGAACCTTGATTGTAATTTGCAGGATCTACTGCACCAATGTAATCAATGTTTTGGCGAGCTGCTCCTAATATTTTTCCTTGCAGTGGATCAATGAAATCATAATATGTTTGTGTGCTGTTTAACAATTTGTCGTAGCTGTAAACAGTATTTAAAAGATTTGTATCAACCACTGGTTCTTGAAAATACGTTGGAGTCCAAGCCAATGAGCCAGTGGGATTATTAAACACATATGCTTCGCCATAATTTACACTGCTGTCTCCAAGATCGCTGCCAGGAGCTCCTATTAACAAACGATTACTGATATAATTTACAGCAGTACCAAATTGGTCACCGGTTGCTAATTGTGTGCTGTACACTTGTTGTCCAAACACAAATGCTCCAGGATTTGTCAATGACACAAATGCAGCAGACGTGCCGGACAAATAGTCATATGTATACACTACTCCACTGTTGACAATAGGGTTAAAAAAAGTTGTGCTTCTGTCATCGAAATAGGTAGAGCCGCCGTCAAATATTTCTCTTTCATAAACATTACCATTGGGTGCTCCAACTACAATATTGATTGCATCAGAATTTACACCAATGCTAGAACCAAATTGTGCGTAGTCTGTTGGATTTGGACTTAAAATATCTTGCGCCCAAACATAGAGATTAAATCCAATTGTGTCAAATGCAGAGTTTACTAGGCCCGGAAACACACTGAGTTTGTTGAAAGGCGAAACAGATGTTGCGTTTATTACTGATATTGTTATTCTTCCAGACACTACAATAATTGCTGAGTTTGCACCCGGAGCAGTGACAAATATTATTTGTTGAGTAGTATTGTTGTAGGTATAATCTACACCGGCTGTTTGCAATGTTGAGTTGACATAGACCACTGTGGTGTACGATTCAGCAGCTGAATAAATGGATCCTACGTTGTATATTTTAGTAGTGCCATCGCCAACAAACTCCACATTGGGTGTCAATGTTGCAGCTGCATTTGGCACATTGGCAGCATTTATTGCATCCACCAGACCTGCTAGATTGTTGTCAGGAGCAACAGGCACTGCTACTTCAATGTCATTGACTCTAATGGTGTCCCCGGCAATCAATGTAGGATTGGCCACAGTTGATGTAATTACTCCGTATATTCTAGTCTGATTGGCAAATCGCGCAACAGCGCCGGATTGCACTACTCCGGACTGACTGCTCAATGGACTACCAACATACACACTGCAATTATTAGGACATATAGTAACTGCATATCCAAATGCTGATTGTGCTGCTGGAATATTTGCTGTAATTTTTTCAACCAGTTGGAACTGGTTGGTTTCAATTGTTAATATATCACCAATGGTCAATGTTAGGTCAGTATTCAATATGATATTGCTGCCACTCACTGTGTACTGCCCATTGATGTATTGAGCAGTATTGGTCAAGTACGTGTTGTTCAACAACACTGCAACAGGATCAGTGTATGTGCCTGGTATTACGTATGTGGTTTGGGCAGCATTGGTTATTTGGTAGCTTACAGAACTACGATTGTACACGTACACTGATCCGGCCAGTTGAACCGTGCCAGTTGGGGTATTGGCACTGTCGTTGATAGTGCCTACCAACAATTGTCGGCCATCAGTGGAGGTATCCAAACTAGATCCAAATATTGCGTCTGCGCCAAGACCATTGACAGTAATTGAATTGATATATTGCCAATATGTGCTGGCGGAAACTGCAATGTCTGCTCCTGCTGGAGGTATAGTGTTAAATTCTAACAGACCAAAATCCAACGAACTATCACTATTGAAATCATAATCAAGATGCGGTCTTTGCAATACACCATTGACTGTGACTGTGAATGAGTAAATGTCAGACACTGTGTTTAAATATTCAACTAGTGCAAAGCCGTTGTTTGTAGTGACACCGCTGCCAGCAAAACTAAATGCAGTAATTGCACCGGCTTGAACTTCGGTCACTGTTATAACCAAATTGTTTGCACCTGATCCATTGGGACAAATTTGAGTATAATCAATGGTCAAGGTATCATTGACCGCATATCCAGTGCCTGCAGTGGTTATTGTGGGGTTGTAAACGCCGCGAGTGTTTACCACTGTGAATGCAGCTCCTACACCAGTGCCACTGGTTGAATTTTGCTCAATGTTAAAATAATCTTGACGATCAATCTGCGCTGCTTGTCTACGTCGCAGTGTTATTGGTTGACCAGCAGCTGGTGCAGTAAAAAATTGCACTACGTTTGCATTGATATAATAATTAATGCCCTCGATTGCAATTAAATTATTTACAATCACCAGCAACTGATTTGGATATGTTGGATCAATTGTGATTGATTCTGACCAGTTAAACGATGATGTAGTGCCATTGCTAGTGTATGTCACTGATTGTACTGGCACATCAACTCTGCCGTAGGCATACACTGCATCAGCCCCAGGTGCACTGATATACATCCAACGCTCGTCAAAACTTATTGCTACTGCTGATCCAAATCGTGTAGGACCAAAGTTTTGATCTGGTGCAACCAACAGTTGTGTTTGTAAATAACTATTGGAGCCAGGAACTTGATACAAAGTGGTTGCATAGCCAGCATTGCCGTTGCTGGCGCTGGCGCCAGCAATAGCCCAATTGTTGTTGCCAAATTTAGCACTGTTACCATATCCTGCAGTGCCTGTGGCATTGAGTGTCAGTAATATATTATCAACATAAGGAACTATGTTATTTTGACGGTATGTATAAATTGCGCCTGCACCAGACAGGGCCTGGGGTGCACCGACCAGTGCACTCTGATGATTTGTGGTTTGACTAACACTGGTACCAAACAAAGAATCAGTAAACAAGGTAAAAGGTGTAAGTGTGTCAGCAATGTTGAACGGCGCAGTTTTTTCCAACACTTCCCAATGGCCAAACCCGTCGTTGTCAACCCAGACCTTTGCACCCGAAACAAGGTCATTGACAAAAGGCAAATTATTAATATCACTTGCTTGAGCAACTCTTGTGCTTTGTAGATAAAATACCAATCCTGTGCCTGTGATTTGACTTTGATTGGTATTGGTAAATGCAAATGCAACCACTAGTGTGGTGGGTGTTGGCACACTTAATACTCGGTAAACTCCATTGACTCCGTCATTAAAATATCTTATAATAATAACATCGCCCACTGATCGCCCATGAGTACCAGTGAATTGAGCTACACTAGTTCCATTTAAATTGTTGCTCAACAACGTCATGGAACTTGGAATTTGAATGCACTTAAAAATGCCCCAATCATAGCTGTTAACTTGTGCTACCCAAATAATTGTTCCATTGCCGATTGTATCAATGTTAGCATTGATGGCTTCTGGATCATTGAGATTGAATACTGTTATATCTACATCGTCAACATTAACATAGCCTGCAGATGGTAATGCTGTGTCAAGATTTGTACCGTATGTTGTAGGCAAAATATTAACAGTAGGTATAGCGTAACTTTCACTCCAGAGATTGCTTAGAAATATTGTTTGATCAGCTTGGCTTGATTGACCTGGTTGTATGATTTGTACTGTGCTAGGATTGGCAGTTAACAGTGCCTGATTGAGATTTAGTTCGAACCAACTACGATTGGCATTAGCGCCATAGGTTCCTATTAGTATTCCCCAATTTTCGTATATGTTGTACTGTCCAGTTTCTCTTCTAAGATTGGCCTGAGTAAATAATTCTGCACTTAATCTAGTACCTTTACTGGCAATAAAGTTTTGATAAAGCTGTATTTGACTAACATCATCAAGATCAAGGTCAACCATGTATTGACGTGGTCTAAATCCAGTGAGACCAAATGCCAGTAAATCATTGTCACTGGCCAAATTGGCATCATAGATATTATAGCTATTGGCTTGTTGATCAGCTTTGTTGGCAATGTTAGGCAACAGACCTTGAGCGATCATAGCATAATCACTCTTGACCCAATTGGCATAGTCAAAAGTTGTACTAGGTTGAATTATATTCAACGCACTCCAATAGGTGTTTTTATAAATTACTATTTCACCCTTGGTGTATTTTACACTAGGTTGCCATTGATCAACATTGTTTTGATTTAGTACAAATCCCTGCGCATTTAAAGTGCCATCCCAGTCACTGCTGATACTGGCCTTCCAGGCCATACGACTTTGTCGTTCTGCGGTTATGGGATTATATATTAAATCGTTAAAAATACTAACATTGTCCAACACAGCCATATTTTCATAATTGGTAAATTTTAAATCCAGATATGAAATAGTTTGATTCGTGGCAGATGATATGGTAAATGTATCTCCGTATCGTTGTACGATCAAATCGCGCGATTTGATCGACTGTTTGTTTTGATCAGTCAACTGATTTTCTGGAGTCAAACTTGTGACTGCTGCCACAACTGCTCCGGGCTTGTATGCAGTTATTTTACTGGCACCAGGATTCAAATTAATAATTGTGCCTGGAGCCCAGCCTTGTTGGCTCCAGTATAAAAATTCTTGAGCCATCTGTGCCCAGTTAAGGGTGTAACCATTTTGTACTCCGTCAAATACCAACCCTTGGCTGGTTAAAAATACACCATAACTTAAAATAAAATCCACAACAATTGTAGCGTTAGAGAAATTGTATCCATAAGGTATATTAACTATATTATTGGTATACTGTGCAGGAACTATTACATCAGTGCCACCGGCACTGATGGTTTGTGTTGTTCCATTGGTAGCACTGGCCACAATTGGAAAATATGGTTGAACATTACTGTATCCATACACAGTGAACCCTGATTCTAATTGTTGAATTATTAGCGAGCTGTACACAATCTCACCAAAAGGTTGATTGGCATATAGTAATAAATTCCAACTTTCCGGTGGCAACAACAAACTAGAATTTTGGCTGTCTGGACTAGACTTTTCCAAATAGATATTAGCATACTGTTTGTCTGTAAACGCAGCCATTCTATAACAAAGTCTCACATCAAGATTGGCCAAATCTCTAGTTAGTGCCGAAGATGAATTAATACCAAGTTGTTGATTATAATCAATAATCCAATTTATGTAACTGGCCTTGCTGACTCCGTTGCCATAAACTTGAATTTCATTGGCATTGATTCTATAACGATCATTGTAGAGATATTGTTCAAATTCCGCATTGTAGCGATACAGGTCTCTGTCCACAAACAAACTAAAAAATTCAGCCGGGCGTGTTAACGCTAGCAATCGCATGACTGCAAACGGATAACTTGAACTAGCCCACCATGAAGCTTCAGTTGGACCGCCATCGCCGACTACCCAACTTTTACGCCAAGCATTGGGATTATACAATCCCACTACGCTTTGTAATGGACTTAGTAATTCACCTTGCGAGTCCACCGGGATCACTGTGGTCAATCCAGGACGTACATAACGAGGATCAATATAAGGTGCAATAGGATCTGCTATGTATCCGGCTTCAAGATCGCCCCATAATACCAGGTTATCACTGGTGTACGGCACAGGACCATAACGTGCAGTCCACCAGGCAGGTTGCTCTGAGAATCCCAGCATTTCCCATGGTGTTAGATTAGGACTTGTGGTATCGTAAAAATAACGATAGATACCTCGCCAGGCGCCCAACAACGGTTCTTCGTTGAGTTTGTTACCAGACACACTGTAGTTGTAGGTAAACGGGTTTGTTGCAATATAGTTTTGTGTTTTATAGTCTACTTTGTTTTGGCCTACCCAAGTTAAAAAACTTTCACTGAGTATTTGTGTTATCTGCGCCTGTGTGTAATCCGTGGTTCTAAAAAATCCTGGCACAACATCTTCGGCAACCAACGGTACTGGATTACCATCATTTTTAAGATTGTCATAAATTCGTTTTTCAAATTCTAACAAGATTTCATCTCTGAAATCACCAAAACTTATTGTTATACTACCATCATGTCCTTGTATAACCAGAACAGGATTTAAATAGTCAGGATTATAAAAGATTTCAGGCTTGAATTTAGGATACAAGCCCAATTTGGTTGGTGTGTTGGGTACAAAATTTCCAACAGTATCACTGTATTCATTGATTGTGACAACATCGCCTACGCTCAATGGTACTGTTATGGTCAACACAGGACTATCAACACTCACTATGTAATCATAGTTGCGCACCAATAACACATCATTGAGGTATACTAATAATCCCAAGTAGTTAGATTCAGTAAAATTGTAAGTTTGTGAAGTGTTGAATACTGATGTTGTTATTTGTGATACTGTTGTGGAGTTTGAAATAAACGTGGTGCCAGTTGGCAACATGTCACTCCAATAGAACGGACTTAAATTTGTTCTGCCAACAGTGATTTGTGCAATTGCAGAATCTAATATTTCTGGAATGGTCATTGTTCCGTAATCGTTACTGATCACAGTGTTTAACAATAAAGATTTAAATTTAATGTATTCTCGGCTGTTAAAATCCAAACTAGCAAATACATCATAGTTGGGATCTCGCATAAAATAGCCGGCCAACGTGAGCGGCGAACTTTGTTGCAGTATCTGTAAACCGTAAGGGATCAAGTTGCCCAGGTCTCTGGTATTGTTTGCACCAATGACTGGCCCTTGCAAGCCAATAAGATTTTGAGCAATGGTACTGTAATGATTGCGAATAGTGCCCAGCGTAAATTGTGTGCTGTTGCCGTTTAATGGATTGTTTTCTAAATTCATAGGAACTTGGAAAAATCCATTTGTACTGACCTGATCACTGAGCACTTGAATTTCAATCAAGTCTCCAGGTGCATACTCGGTCAACCATGTGATTGTGGTTGTGTTGGTTCCTATAGAGACTCTATAGTTGTAAGATTCTTGAAAAGTAGCATTGATAAAAACTTGTACTGCAGGAACCACTGTGCCAGTACTGACTGCAATATCCAGTAGTGAAGGCGATCCATCATAGACAAATTGAAATTGTTGTCTAATTTGACTTTGGGTTATTCCATTTTGCCATCCAATTTCTCGGTCGTACAGCAATCGGGTACTGTACTGCCTTACAAATCCGGAACTTAATGGCACAGTCTGCCCAACAGTATTCAATGTGTAGGTGAATGAATCAGCATAGAAATTGTTATCAAAAACAATATCACCAATGTTGGTCAAACTCAGATAGGTTAACGGAAATCCTAAATATAAATCTAACGGACCAGATCCCACTGCATAACTGAACAATGAACTGCCTAGAAAGTTTGAACTGGAGTATTTGACTCTGTCACCAAAACTTATTCCATCAGCATCATAAATGTCAAATTGAGGAGGTTGATTGACATTGAGTTTTTGTTGTTCTTCCGCCCAATTAACACCGTCATATCTGAAACTTTGACCCTGTAACGTGTTACCATTTAAACACAACACACTTTGATCAAGCAATGCTGGACTATCAGCAGCAGGAATTAAACTAATCAATGGCTGTGAAATCAATGGTGGCACGGTATCAGGAATAATAAAACTAACCTGATATATTGTTCGCCGAACAACAGGATCTATATCAGCAGCAAAAACAACTCTGTCACCGCTGACTAACTCATAACCATCAGTGCCAAAACCAATGCTGCCGTTGACTGTTCTTAGTGCATCTGTTTGTGTGAAATCAATAATGTTAACCGGTGGTTTGCCTTGTGTTCCAAAATTAAACAATCGAGTTCCAGCACGGAATTCTAATATAGGTCGGCGAGCACGAAAATTGTTATCTAACACAGGAACAGTATTGTTGTAAGCAGCCGACGCATTGATAACATCAATTTGAACCCAACGATTGCTACGAGACCATGGGTTTAAATCTCCACTGGCTCGATTTATTGTCAAATAGTCCGGAGTCAACGGGCCGTTCAATGCAGAGTCACTGTTGATCAATGCATATTGTGCTTCAACATATGGTTCCGGTGTTACAAAATTGGTTACTGGCAACAATTGAATTGCAGTCCCAACTCCTTCTATATAATATTCATTATTTGAATAACTGGCCGGAGCCGTAGTACCACGGAATATTACTTTCATACCATTGGTGAATGTTACTCCATTGGGACTTGTATAGGTTTTTTGTCCAATGATAGTATCAATATCCAATGTAGAAACACCCGTTTGATCAATTAATCGAATTTGACCAAAAATATTAGGATCCGTGCCATCTTGATACCATAGTACACTACGTGCTGCAGTCAACAATGGAATTTGTTCAAAATACCCATCGACATCTTTATACCACTGTGTGCTGGCCCATTGGTTGCCAAACAAAATAGTAAATTTATCTAATTCTGGCACAGTTGCAACACTGGTCAATGACAGATAGACCTGGCCACCCGAATCAGTTTGATACTGAATTCTCCAGACACTGTATTGTTCTTCTGGATTGGTAATAAAAGTAGTGTTATCAAACGGCAAACTATCAAAGCTGCCTGGTTGTCCGTTTTGACCAGTGACCAACGGATCAAAAAAACTTGTTATTTCCCAACCTTGAGTTGCAGTAAAAACAATGGTGCGACCATTTAAATTTGTTATGCCATCTATCCCATTGGGATTGGCTGTGTAAAATGCATCAAGAAATTGATTATTGACTTGATTGAATTGTAAGGTTGTTGTTATAAGATCAACTGTGCCGTTGTTGAGTGGGATAGCAGGTAAATTATAATAAAAACTTTGTGCGTCACTGAGGGGTACATCAAATGTAATAGTTCCGAGATCAATACCATTATTGGTTACTCCAAGTATAGTTCTACTACTGATGTTAGGAGTTGCAGGGATACGTCCATTGATTCCAGGATCAGTTTGAATCCAGAAATCATTGCCAGTTCCTGCAGTTGCGTCAATTATGTTAAATTGCCCACGTAGATTAAACTCCACTGGATTGCAATAAAATAATACATCTGGAGCATCTTGGGGCACTGTGAATATAATTTGTCCGTCACTGGCTCCGTTGTTTATGACTCCATTGGAATAGACATTGACCGGGCCCAGGCTGGCAATAGTTTTAATAAAAAAAGGAAAAGCGCCAGTCAATGACAGATTAAAATAGTATGTATTTCCTCGAACCAAAGTCAGACTGGGATTTGATTCTTGATTGATCACATATGCACTTGTGCCACTATTGGTCACACGATATGTGATTGTTTCAGTGGTATTTTGTGCCACATTAAATGTATAGTTGCCGCCCTTGACCAAAGTTAGTACTGGATTGTTGCCTGCATACCCACTAAAAGTATAGACTCCATTTGCACGAGTCACAGTGAAACTGTCGGTAACAGGTACTCCAGTGGCACTCACATCAACTGCCATTGGTCCATTGGGCAACCAAAAATATTGTGCGTAGTTTACAAATTTATCAAAATCAACAAAAGGATCCCAGGTGTAGTAATCACTGGTATAAAGATAATCTGCATTGTTGGTGATTCCACCTTGCAGAGTCAATGCATCAGTTATGCCTGGATAAGTTATGACATCAACAATTTTTTTAGCATCAACTGGATCAATTTGAACCACGCCAGGTTCTAACTGATAATCATTGCGACTTTTTGTAGGTTCAATCACATACTGGTCATTGGCATTGACCCCGGGTCCAACTCGTTGTCCTATAAACCCTTGTGATTTTTTAAATTTAGGTTCTTGAACCAGTTGGTCAAGAGTGGCTGCTAAAAATTGCTTGTTAACCGGTGTTTGAAATATTTCTGGTAAAAAATCAACTGTGCGAACTGTGGCCATTAAATTACTCCGCTGCCAGGAGCAGTTTGTAAGTTTGTACTGGTCAATGCAGTTATGACCTGTATGTCGTTAACAGTGGCACCATTCACAAAAATTTGATTAGGTGCACATCTGATTTCGTATAAATCGCCAAAACTCTTTTGTGGATTTAAAGGAACCAGCACAACAGAACTAACTATGTCGCCTATCTGTTGATGTATGTATGCAGCCAGTTCTGAAAAATAAAATGTTTGTCCAAAATCCCAAACTGCTATGTCAAAATATGCGTTCATATTGGCCACAACAAGATTTTTTATTTCACTGGTGCTGGCAGTGCTTTGTGTAGATTGTATGACTTTTATTGTGGCTCGCAAAGCTGGTGCGGCCTTGCTGCCAAACAATGGCTGAAACTGCACAGAATTTAATATCATATTATCTGATATCATTTTGTAATCTTGTAGTCCAACGTATGCAGTTGTGAGATCATCAATGGTGGGTGCCAATGGTAACGGCACTGTTCCTGTGGAATCGCGTAACCAATTTGTATAAGCAGTGTAATAAGAATTGGTTACAATATAGATATCAATGATATTTGTTGATCCAGGATCTATTCTATTGGTCAATGGACTGTTGTGTCTATATTGAAAGTACAAACTTTGTCTACCAGTATACGCAATATAAGTTGAATTGACAGTTAGTATGGTGTCGCCTGCAGAGTTTACTGCAAGGGTATAGAACACCTGATCTTGATAGGCATAAAACACTTGACCAAGATTGTACTGTGCTATGGCCAATTCAATTGCTCCCAACGTAGCATAGTCACTGTTAACTGTTCCTGATGCAACCAACAAGTATCGTTGAAGATTATCAAAGTCCACTGTTTGTTGCAAAAAAACTAATTTGTGATTTGCGTTAACATTAGGGGCCACGATATCATTGAAAAAGTCAGGGTTTATGGGTATCAAATCACCCGGTGTTGTAGCAAAACTAACCAACACCTGAAAGTCGTCAACCAATCCATCGCTGAGCACAGGTTGATCTATAATGGTCAACACATTATCACCTGCCAATGGGAAATTGCTGTCAGGTTGACTGTTAACTTTTAATACATTGACAAAATCTCTGATCACAGTTCCGGTGCGCGAGTCATAAATTGGTTGATTGGTATAGAAGAAAAATCTTGTGTCTATAACACTGCCAAAATAATAATCTAAACTTCTTGACACCACTGTGTAATTGGCCAAGCCCGACGCAGTAGTGGTAACTTGTATCAACCACGAAGCGTCGCTATTTGTACCAGCAGTGCTTTGTTGATTGGTCAAACTAAATGCAGCATTTGTTGCAAGATTGTTAGCAGTTATAACATACCAAGTGGCAGTTATATTATTGTAACCAATGCCAAAATTTTGATTCAAATAAATTTGATTTACAATATTTTGTTGAACACTCACAGGAATATCAGTTACAAACACTGGAATAACTTGTGTGGGTATTGCACCAGTGGGTACAAAATTATTCAACACAACAGGGCCCACACCCGACGGCAAATTGCCAAATCCACTGGCAGTTCCACTTAGATAAACTGCGGTAGGGCTTGCCCATATTACTAACTTATCGCCGGCCAGCCCAGGGATGCCAGCTACCAATTGATTGTCTGAATTAAAATAATATCCAGTGGGAGGAACAAATTTAACAAGACTGCCTTCGGTTATGTACTTGGCATTGTTGCTGGCATAGGTGCCAATGGGCACCGGAGTGCCTGCAGCATTTTGAAAATATCCAGTGGTTTCGTTTGTAATTACTGTGCTTTGACGCCATGTATAATTTAGCACGGACAAATCTGGTCTTGTAAAATTAGCGTAATAAAATTGTTGTAGACCAGCTTTGATCAACAAAGGATTAATTTGATTGTAGAGCACGTCCGAAATGTCCGGAATGGTTAGCCAGGAAAATTGGAATGCCGGCAAAGTGTTGGCTTCGTACAAAGCACCATCAGCGGCAAAAATATTAGTGCTAGAATATTTTCCTGTACCATCCACAAGATCAAGATATCGACTGGTGCCAATGGATGCACGATTCAATGCTTTACTTTTTAAAATACTATTGTATTGAGTAAATGGAAAATTGTTGTAATCTTCTCCATTGACCATACGATTTTGTGTGTAATACTGTGCAGGAGCTCGTTGTTTAATTTGCTCCAGAGTTTCTCGAGCCTGAGCGTTGGTCACTGGGCTGGTAATTCCACAAGTAAAAGTTATAGTTTCAATTTGATTTGTGCGACTAACGTAACTAATTGGTATGCTAACACTTTGCATTTCTTCTGGATTGATAATGTAAGTTAATCCATTGCTCGACCGTACATACGTGCGAAATGTTCCCACTGGTATAGTGCTAAAAACTCCATCGCCAAAGTTTAATATAATTTGATCGTTGGTGGCACTGGTTATACTATAGATGTCTCTTGTGCCCGGCGTCAGTTGTTCAACTGCTGCCGCGTATACACTCTGTACAAACTGCCAGTAACTGGTTATATTGCCAACGTTATCCAATTGATACAACCAAACGTCAGTGTTATTAATGCCTTCAATATTGATATTGACTTGGCGATTGCTGATGCGTTCTGGCAAGTTAAAATCTTGATTTTGCAACACGCCTTGTTTGAAATAAAAGAAAAATCCTGTGTTGGCACTGCTAAATCCCAGTTGATCATTTCTAAACAACATATTAAATTGTCCGTTAGGCAGCGGTGGTGGCTCGTAGATATATGTTTGACCTGAGCTGGTTGCGCTCACTGCCTCGAATGGCATGTTGATTCCGTCGATGGTTGCAGTGTATGGAATCACAGGAAGAAAACCTGGCACTAGATTTACAGTGTACTCTTGAGTATCCACTCCAAGAATAACTTGGTCGTTCCCTGGTTTGCCAAAGCGTTGTGTGTTTACTAACGCAGAATTGATAATACTGGTGAATTGTTCTTGCCAGTTGAGATTGCTAGGATCAGCCCAGTTAACTGTGATGTTGGCAAGATTGACTCCGTTATAATCAGTGACATTTTCTGTTGTTTTTACGCTGAAGACTTTGAGGTAGCCAGATGATTCAGTGTTGCGCAAAGGAGTATAACTGACCAAGTTGGCCAATTTAACCACGCTGTCTCGTCTTTCAGCAGTGTCTAAATAGTTTTCACGTGTGTTTAGATCAGACCTGAATGCAAGACTTTGCCCCATAAAGGCCATGACATCCAACAAGGCAATGAATTCTGATGATTCAATGTAGTCATTGAATGTTTCTGGATAGTATAATCGCAGATAATCTACAAAACTTTTGCGTAGTGTTTCAAAATCGTAACTTTGAAAGTCAGCTTCTCGGTAAGTTTGATAGATTCGTTTCCAATCTTCAACACCAAAAATTACTGTCTGTCTTGTGGTTGTTGCCATGTCTCTTCCTATTCTTATTATTTATGGAAAAAATAAACTGCGTAGTTAAACGTAGGTAGCAACCCCGACACCCTGGTCAAAGAATATACTCAGTAGTTTGGCATCTTGTCCAGCAACTGTTGCCAGTGCAAGTTGTATTAATAAACCGTTTTGTTGCGGAAACACTTGTAGAGAGCTCACATACACTCTGGGATCACCTGACACAACTCTTTGGATCTCGTTGTATACACTGGCCAGAGTTTCTTGTGTTTGATTTTCAAACAAGTTGTTCCAAAGTGTAGTGCCGTATCCTGGACGTCCCACTAGTTGTCCTTGACGTATGTTAAACGCATTTAAAAGATCAATTTTGATCAAGTCAAAATCAACCACAGTAAATTTTTTATACTGATTGATAGTGTTAAATCCAATGAATGTGGCCATGTTGTATTTACCGTGGCAAATTAGAGGTTGTCATGCGGCAGTGCTGTATGCATCAATTTGGTCCAGATATATCAATAGATTGTCCACCTAAAACTGCTTGAGTTGGCAAATTAGATTTAGCCAATACATTCTGAGCTTGCAATATATTTGTTGCTGGCGCCAATGCTCGACGAGATGGGTATCCATAGACTGGCGCAGGAATTTTATTACTGCCTAAGATTTTTGAAACCGCCACATCTACTATGGCACGATTGACAGTATTGCTAAATCCTGCTGCTTGTCTAGTTTGTCCGGCCAAGCCACCACCGCCCAGGAGGCCGCCCATGATTACTCCTAGTCCCGGTATTCTGGCCACTGTTCTCAATGCGCTCAAGGAACTACTGCTCAGTAAACTACTTCCTCCAAGCAATCCAGTGATACTGCGTATCACACCAGGATTTGCAAGAGCACTTAGGCCACCAGTGGACAGTGCCCTGGCCACCTGTAATCCAGTCTGTACAGCATTAACAGTAGATTGGCTTATTCCTAATCTGTTTGCAGCTAATCCTATGCCAACTTGTGCCAGCCCTGAATAATTGAAATTTCCAGCGGTTATCCTGTCAACTGCATTATTAATGTTAGTTCCAGCACTGTTAACAAAGCTTGTTACATTGTTAATGCCCGACTCTATTATTTCGCCAGTGTTGCTTGAAGACAACACAGTGCTGGGATCAGCCAGTGTACTGGCAAAATCAGATGATTTTGCCAATGTGGCAATTTGATTGATACTGGTAGTGCCGTTTATTAATCCTGTTACTGTGGAAGAAACTCCTCTTATTACACTATTTGTAGCTTGATTTATAGCGTTGTTTACATAAGTTCGTGCTAGTCTTGATGCTGGGTTGCTGCCTAAAGTTTGAGTGATATAATTATTCACTGCTAAAGTACCAAATTTACTAGCAGTGGATACCAATGCCGCCGTGGTGCCGGTGACTATACTATTGACTCGACTAGTATTATCTGACACTATGGAATAAGCGCCAGTGTTTAGATTGTCAATGGCGCCGCTGGCCAATGTGTCAGTCACTGCAACTGCGGCAGATGTCAGTGCAACTATTGGAAAGTTTGACAAAGAAGATTGCACCACTCCAGGAACAGCTAGTGCAGAATTAATTGCTAAACTCACTGCTGATACTTGTTGTAAACCAGTTTGTGTATATATTTGTCCTTGGCTGATTGAAGGTTGCGTCACTGGTGGTTGTATCACTCCTGTTGCTGTTAACCCGCTGTAGGCATTTTGCATCAGTGTGGTTTGAGCAATATTTTGTACCAATGGACTTGCCAACAAGTTATTTAATGAGTTGATGCCATCTTTGCCAGTCCATACTCCAGGAGCATCCAACACTTGTACAAAATTTCCTGCAGTTCTTTTTGTGTAATTTGGGCCAATTTTACCAACAAACGGAACATACATTGTCCAAGTAAAAGTATGTCCTGTGCTAAAAAATCCATAGTATTGATAAGTGCCTGGTATACCATGTTGGGTGAAAATAGGTAGAATAGTGCCATTGCCGTCGAAAGTAAACGGCCCTCCTTGAGTGAATCCATTGGGATTTGAACTCCCAATGGATTGCCAACTAAAAGTAGTGTTTGGTACACCTGTCACATCATAATGAACCAACGTGTTTATAGGAAAGTCAGTTGGACCGGTTATGCTTTCGTTACCATTAGTTATAAATTCACTGATACCAGGCTTAAGATAGCCGGACTGTTCCAGTTGTTGCGCAGTAAATCCGTATTGGCCAACGCCGGCACCACTGGCACCAGCACCTGGTACTGTTATTGTGTTTGCAGGTTGGTTAACAAAATTTATAATCTGTGCCTGTACCGCTTGCACCTGAGCAGAACTCAGTGGTCCAATAGCAGGAGCATTGAGATTGCTGCCATTGTTGTATCCAGTGCTGTCTGACACAATGCCTATGACATTTCCAGCGTTTACAGGGTTTGATAACGCAGTGTTAATTGATGATGGCAATGTTGCAGAAATTACCGGAAGCCCAGATATCACTGACAACACTGCAATATCATCTACTCCGGCACTGCCGCGATCTAAACGACTTAGTTGAAATTTTGTTGATTGTGCAAACGCACTGGTAAGAGTTTGCCCTGGCGCATATCCTACTAGACTACCTGCTGCCACTTGCGAATAAAATACCGAGTCGGCTTGCCCCTGAGTGGTTCCTGCAGGAGCTCTAAGAGTAAAGTTATCTCCCGAAGCCAGTGTGTATTTAAATATAGACATTATGGAAAGTTTGTCCCAGAATCTGTATTAAACTGATCAATGGCATCAGTGGCCACTGATGTCACAGTGTCAGTGGCAGTTATACTGATATCAGCCGGCATGGTAGGAGCACCAGGAGGAGAAGTTGGTTGTGCAGTTCCTAAATTTACGCTGGCTTGCACTCCTTGATTGTGGTAAGGCCAAGGTTCATGCGTGGGTGCTCTGGTCACTGCACTGGTTAGACCTGCCGGGTCCACGGTCCAGCCCGAGGAGGCGTTAAATTTCACATCTGGTTGTATGTAGTTTGTTATACCAGTGGGCGCACTGACAGGCAGTGTAGGGCCACCATTCAAGAATATGAGTCCGCCTGACAAACTCAATGTTGCTCCTGCACTCCAACTGCCTAAATTACTGCTAATAGCCAAACTGGTTCCTGCTTTAATTCCCATACTTTTTGTGGCATACATGGTGATACTACCTTTGTTGGCAAAATTCATATTGCCATCGCTTTGAATAGCAGTTGAACCTTTGCTTTTGATATTTACAATTCCGCCAGCGTACATGTTTATGTCTTGATCTGCATGAAAATTCAATGTACCTTGTGTACGTAAGTTTATACTGTTGGTTGAAAATACATCTAGTGTGCCTTCTTGACCAAGTTCGACCCAGGTCTGACCATTGGCATGACAGATATAAAAAGCATTGCCATCATCACTCATGGTGATCTGATGACCTTTGGCAGTGCGAATCCGTACAAGATTATTGCTGCCGTTTACATCGCCATCGTCCATTACAAAAGTGTGACCTCCACGTCGACCAATCACATTAACATCTTGCGGTGTCAATTGTGCAGCTGTGTCTCCAGCATCAGCGTCATCTATTCCGCCTTGATAAATTGCACGGCCCGGAGTTGAAATGCCGTAACAGTTGCTAGGGCTTTCTCGTTGACTACTTGATGCAATAGGCCCACGCACAGGATCATTGATCAGTCCTTGTTGAAACAGGGTGGCAGCCACATAACTGTGCACAGGTTTATTTTGTTTCCAAAATTGTGGACTATCACCAATGGCAGTGTTGTCAGCATTTATTTCAGTAACTGGCAAACTAGCAGATCCATTGAAATAACTGGCCTGTGTGTCATTTTGTGTGGTGGCTTGTGCAGCTGGTGCACTTCCAATGGCAGGAATCATGTGATTAATACCAGGCTCTGGAATACAACCTATGTAATAGCCTTTACTGGGATCTCCTTCCACAAACACACACAATACACTGACTCCAATGTCCGGTGGTGTAAACCACATGCCGTAACTTTGTTGATTTCCAGGAGTGTATCCGCCAACTCCAGCACTGGTTCCGGACTTAGGAGTTAGTCCGTAGAAAGGTGGACAATAACTAACTGTTCGCCATGAATTTGGATTGTCTGGCGTGCCAGAGGCAAATTGCTCAATGTATACCTGTAGTCTTCCTTGGCGGGTTGGATCGATATTATTTTTGACCATTCCAATGTACGGCCCAAATTCAGCAGGCATGCCTCCGCGGTCAAATTTAAAATTACTTGCTCTGCCTGTACTTCGTGGTAGATTTTCTCCTGCCATTATGCTTCCCTATTCATGAATTGTGATGTTTGATCTGCGTTGTCGTATCCAACTGTTTGATCCAGTGGAGTATTGCCGTTGGTAGAATTTATATCGCCGTTGCTGGTTGGTGCAGTAGGTGGTGTTGCTGGCTGCGGAGCAGGATTACTTGGTGATACTTGACTTGTTGAGTCTGGACTGGGGTTGATCCCTAGGTCAACTCTGCGTGGATCAATTGCAGCAAATGCACTGGAACCTGCTCCGCTGCCAGTTCCAGTTCTTGCTAGGTCAACCCTGCGTGGATCAACTGCAGCAAATGCACTTGAACTTTGACCTCCTCCAGCATTACGACCCTCAGCATCAGCTGCTGCTTGACTCTGTCCATTTTTGTTAAATTCAATCAGAGCCCGACCATCTATCTCTTGTTCAAATCTGCCGCGATTAAATGTACTTTTGCATTTGATTGCAGTGTATGTTACATTTTCCAATGGCTGGCCGTACTTGTTGTTTTGAATGTCTACGGTACCGGTGCTGAGATTATAATCAGAAGGTCTATTCCAACTGATGTCAAATACAACTTGTTGACTGTCATAATTTATGCTACCGTCAGCATTGAAAGGACGAAAATCAAATTGAGTGACTGATCCAATGCCAGGCCCTACTTCTCCTTGTTGCAACCATGCAGGATCTCCTACAATTTTAAGCCGGCATTTGGCTTGGTCTGTAGGGCTGTATAAAAAATCTGCCAGATTGCTGCCTGGCTCTGAAACATAGTTGGGATTGCCGCCTTGGGTTTGCACTGCACTGGTAGGCATATAAGTTCTACGAAATTGATCTCTAAAATCACTAGTTACATTTTGTTTGAGATCAGCTCCAATACCACTTATGACTATTCTATAAAGATTGTTATACTCTTGCGCAAAATCTAGTATTTGTGTGTTTAATCCAGTGAACCAATAGTTATAGCTTTTATGACTTCCTCGATATCTACTGTCTGGAAAATATTGACTGGCAGCTTGATTTATGGCATAAGGACTTATAACATATCTTAGTTGATAGGCAAAATCATGTCTGATATGATCGTAGCCCAGTGGTGTAGCTTGCACTGAAATTTTATACCATGCGGTGCTAGCAGTAGATGAAGGATTTGCTTTACTTTGCCCGTCATCATCTATCACTGTTGATTGTTGATTGCTTATATAGGTACTACTGCGCATGACTTGATCAATTAGTTGTACTATTTGTGTGCCAGCAGTGACTTGCCAACCTTGACTATTGTAGTCAATAAAGTTGGTTGATGGATTTAACACACTGGCTGCAGTGTTGTTGTTTTGCATGGCAGTGTTTTCAGAATTCACTTCGCCGGGTTTTTTTAATCCACTGGCAGCCAAGTCTTGTGGTGCAAATTCTATAATATACTGATCTGCAATTTCTTGTTTGCGGTCTCGAACTAACTTTGCTTGATTTTGATTCAATGCATCAACTAGACTAGAATAAACCGCATTGGTTTTGGCTTGTGCAGCAGGCGCCTTGGGAGGAGACAAAGATGGATCAACAAAAGTTGGATTAACAAATCCTCGACCAGCTCCTGCATTGCTAATCTGAGTTGCCCCAGATGTTTGACCTTGCCGAGCAATGGTAGGGTTACCAAATGCTGCTCCGCCGCCGTTGTTGCCAAAAAAATTATTACTTGTTACCATAGGATTTAAAAATAATTAAAAATCAATTCCTATAACAGATTCGCTACCATTGGTGCTGTTGACATAGGAAGGATTGGTATCACCTACCAATGGAGGATTGACAAATCCTCTGCCTGCACCTGCTGATGGCGGAGTAGGGTTGGTTATTCTGGCACCGGGATCTGCGGTATTGGTTTGAGTGCTGATTCCAGTACCTGACAGCAATTGTCCCACTGTGGTTCCTGCTAGATTAAAGTTAAACGGGATACTGCCGCGATCAGTACCAAGATTATAATTCTGTGCTTGTGGCTTGCCGGTTAATTCATATTCAATTTGTTTATTGGCCATTCTATATTTTAAATTTGTTATAATAAATGGATAATATTTTTCTATCACTGCTGTAGGATCAGTTGCGGCACGGCCGCCATTGGGGCCATAAGAACCTGTAGCAGGTGCAACCAAATTGCCTTGTTGGTCATATCCATAAAAATGTATGACCATACAGTAATGTGCCATTGGGTAATTGGGATTTTGAATAGACGTGGTAGCATTGGTATTGACTGTTGTTGCGGTAGAGGTTGTCTGAGGTTGTTTGTACAACGTAGTTACTGCGTTGTACAAGTTATTGATTAAAGTAATGCCATTGGGCTCAACAATTTTAAATTTTATATCAGTGGCACTATGACACAACCCTGTACCTCCCAATGGAACTAATGTAGTAATTTCTAAATCATCCATGTAGAAATCATAGGGAAAAAATTGGCTACGTCCTCCCATGCTAGAAGATGTTTGTTCACTATTTTCAAAAGACTGTGTAGGAGTAGCCGCAGCACCGCCGCTCTGCATCAATAACATCCACAACGATGAATTTTTTGATCCTGTTTGAAAAATACTATATTGTTCTGGTGTTAGCAAGTACCACGACAGTGCATAGGTATAACTGGCATATCGATCCAATTGATTTTGTTGTGTGACGATTTGTCCAGCAAATGTTTGTGTTAACACCTGTTGTGTTCCTGCAGGAGCATTGGTAGCCCCCGGATTGTCATCGCTTTGGTTAGCCAAATTGTTGACCCCTGATCCAGACCCTGCTCCAGGAAGTTGCCCTGCAGCAAAAAATTGCCCAACACCACTGTTAGGTCCTGCTTGACTACCGTCTTGATTTAAAATGCCAAATGTTCCACTGCCCAGTGTACCAACTGGAGCAGTCAAATTAGGGTTGTACGGAGGAGTAGCCTGCGTCTGGGTTATAGATTTTAAAGGAGCATTTGTTCCTGCTTCATCAGTGGCTGATATTGTTTGCCCATTGACCACCGTGGTATTTGAAGCAGCAGGAGTAGCAGTAGGAGTTCCAGCTGGTATAATTCTGCCGTCTAATGTCAGCACAGTACCAGGTTGATTGGGGTCTTGATTTAAAGCACCGTCATCTTTGGCAGTCTGCTGAACACTTGCTATAACTCCAGAACTGGCGATAGGTGGTTGCGACATGTTAGAATCCCAATGCTGACTTTAGTGTAGCAAGTTTTGGCAAATATATAGCAACACCAGCGGCAAAATCCAATGGTGGCGCCTGTAATGTATTGGGGTTTCTTTGATAAAACACCCACCACAATCGTGAATCTTTGTACAAATCAAATGCTAGTAAATCTGGTCGGTATTGATAAGTCAAATTTAGTTTGAACAATATATCATCTGGTTGTTTGGGTATGGGACGATTGATCATAGTATCTAAGAAAAACTGACTATACCCAGTGAGATAATAAGGACTAGTTGAATCGTATGAAGCCATTACCAGTATCCTCCATTTAACAATGATCCACTGGCAAAATCTTGCATGTTAAAATTTTGACTTACTTGTTGACGACTTTGTATAGGCAGTAAAGTTATTGTCATTTCTAATTTAGTTGGCACATAGGTAGGTGAGTTTAATAAATCTGCAGTGTTTGGCGCAGGATTTGGTGTGGCAGTGGCACCAGCTGGTAGCCCATTATTGGCCAATCTATCGCTGCTGGTTGACCCGTTTGTGGGAATTGTGCTTTGATTTATTTGTTGATTTTGTTGATTGGTTCCAAGATTGCTGTTGCTCAGTGCCCGGATATAGTCTACATCTGATGGTAAATTATAAGCAAAACTACTTACCACACAGGGATGTTGTGCAAACTGATAAGACCCTAGTCCGGTTAAAAATACCAATGGTGGCGGTGATCCTCGTAGACTGTCATTGGCCCCGTAAAACATTTTTGTCACTGAACGGAAAAAATGTATTACTGCCAGCAGATAGTTTGCTTCATTGGTGTTCTGAGCAGTAAACGTAGCTCGCATGCTTACTGCATCCACATAGCTGTTTTGATAAAAATATCCTCGATAGTTCGAATGTGTTAAATCATAGTTGCTATAGTTGGCTCGATACGCAGTATCTATTGACGGAGTGTAGGGAAATATAACACCGCCTGTGCCTTTGTTGCTGGACAATGGTTGCAGTATCCCAGGATTGCTAGAATTGTACAAATATTTGGCATTGGGCGCCAGACTTAGCTTGACTCGCCAATCTCCATAGTTTACTGTGCGTTGTTGGGCAGCAATAGTCTGTTGTTGTTGAGCCAGTCTAAGTGTGGCCTGTTGTTGTGCCGCTGACAGCTGCGAAGTTGACACAGGTGTGGCCGCGGTGTTGACACCCACAAACACAGGATTGTTGTTTTCATCCAATACATAGCCTGGATTTAACTGTCCATTGCTGTTGTATGCTGCTGGCCTGGCAATGTTGTTTGGTACTGCACCAGCAGATTGAGCTATTTGACTGACCGGTACCCCCACTGCCGTGGTCACTGATTGGACATTTACAGTGGTAGAAACCGGACTAGGTGATGCAGTTCCTGTTAATGCTTCTTGATCTCGTTCCTGAAATAATTCCAGTTCACCAAGTTGATTTTGGTCTACTGCAATAGTGTTGGTTGATTGTTGAATAACAATTTGATTTTGATTGATACTTGCTTGTGCTTCAACGATGTTTTCACGAATATCCGGCAAGAAGGCAGGATCAACATCTGGATTATTTAAGTTAGCTTGATCAATTGCAATAGTCTGTTGGGCCGCATTGATTTGAACCTGTGCTTCGTTGATAGCCGTTTGATTTTCTGCAATCCTTTGTTGCAGAAAAGCAATAGACTCAGTTACTCGTGCAAGGTCCTCTATATAAAATGCTTGTTCTTCTGGTGTTAGTCCGGCCATGTTTGTTCTCTGTCCAGTATTTACCAGTAAAATAATCGGCAAATATAATGATTAAGGTTGACAACTGTTGTGTTTGTGCTACAATAAATATATATTCAGGAGAACATCAGTGGCAGAAACTATAGCTAGAACCCCAGCCAAAGTCAACTATCTCAACAACAGAGATATTCTTAAAGAAATACATTCAAGTAAAAATACATATTGCACATTCCGTGATCCCAAATTGGATCACCAATACGATATTATTTTACCAGCAGTTAACAAAATCAATCAAAAAACTGTGGCCGAGGCGCGGCGCAATCGTGCAGACCGGCTCAAACGTGAAGGTATAATTGTAGATCCTAAAAAGATTGCCAACACTGATCTTGTGTTTAGGATAACCTGTTGGGAGCATATTCCAATGGCGCCTAAAAAGATTACCAAAGCTGAGGCCAAAAAACAAAAGCTTCAAGATATTTTTGAACTGGAAATGGAGGAGGAAGATCCATTGGCAGAACTGGTGGAAATTCCTGTGTTGGATCCCAAACATGTTAGATTAAACTTTCCTCCATTTTATCACTATCGCTTAGATGAAAATAAAGTTCCTTATCTTGTGGGCAAAAGCCATTGGAAAGGCGATTTAGTCAACGGCGAGTTCAGCAGAGATCATGGCGAAATGACTCGCAAGTTGGCTACTATGTTTATGAAGTTATGTGAGCGTTATGCCACACGATCAAATTGGAGAGGATACACCTACAATGAAGAAATGCGCGGACAAGCCCTGTTGCAGCTCAGTCAAATCGGACTTCAGTTCGATGAATCAAAATCGCAGAACCCTTTTGCGTATTATACTGCCGCTATCACTAA